ATGGCGGGCTTTCGTGTGTTCTAGCTCCGGTCCGCAGGCGACCGGCTGGCACTGACGCCATTCGATCAGCCCCGGACCGCATCGCATCACACTAGCGTGATGCTGCGATCGGGTCCTCCCGGGCCGAGGGACCCGCGGGTTGATTCGAATCCCATTATTTTCCTAGGCACAATTTGTCGAAGTTGGTGCGAGTCTCATGCGTCTCACGCAAAGACACCCCTTTCCCCGTCAACGAGGCAACCAACCAGACTACCCTCTGGGACTACGTTTTGGTCCTTGGTGTCAACCAAGACTGTAAACCTGTAACCTTGGTTCACAAGCCCGGCAAACCTTGCCGCTTATCACCAAATCGGAAGCAGCTGACGCGCTCGGGGTGTCCCGAAACGCCGTCTACAAGGCGATCAAGCAGGGTCGTCTCCCTGTCGTGCGAACCTCTGACGGCAAGGAGCTGATCAAGTCCGAGACGCTGCGCGAGGACTGGTTCGCCAACACCATGGCCAAAATCGGCGTTGGCCCCAAGCCACCCGCTGGTGAGACCGCCTTTCCTCCAGCGCGACCCAAACGAGACCGATCACTCACCGAACCAGAGCCTGGGGACATTGTCCCGGACTACAACGAGAGCCGCGCCCGCACCGAATACCTGAAGGCCGAGCTGCTCGAGCTCGAGCGCAAGGAAAAGGAGGGCCTACTGGTCCGGGCCGCAGATGTTCAGGCGAAGTGGGTGGAGGTGCTGACCATCAGCCGCACCAAGGTGCTGGGTGTGCCGAGCAAGGCAAAGCAGCGGATCCCCGATCTCACCCAAGACCAGATCGCGATCCTTGAGGACATCATCCGAGAAGCGTTGGAGGAGTTGGCTGATGGCTGAAGTCGCGGACCTAGCCAAGGAAGCGCTGAAGGCATGGAAGCCACCAGAGAAGCTGACGCTCAGCGAATGGGCCGATCGGCATTTCTACCTATCGGCCGAAAGCAGCGCCGAGGCTGGCCGGTGGCACACGCTCCCCTACCAGAAAGGGATCATGGATGCGATCACCGACCCGTCGATCGAGCAGATCTCGGTGATGAAGAGCGCCCGGGTGGGGTACACCAAGTGCCTGAACGCCTGCATCGCGTTCCACATCCACCAGGATCCCTGCCCGATGATGCTGGTGCAGCCCACGATCGAGGACGCGCAGGGCTATTCCAAGGAGGAAATCGCGCCAATGCTGCGCGACGTGCCGGTGCTGCGCGGGCTGGTGAGCGACAGCAAGGCGAAGGACGGCGCCAACACGATCCTGCAGAAGCAGTACCCGGGCGGAACGCTGGGCCTGGTGGGCGCCAACTCGCCGCGTGGCTTCCGCCGTGTCAGCCGGCGGATCGTGATGTTTGACGAGACGGATGGCTACCCACCGAGTGCCGGCCCTGAGGGCGACCAGATCAAGCTGGGCATCAGGCGAACCGAGTACTACTGGAACCGCAAAATCGTGGCAGGGTCGACGCCGACCTTGAAGGATGCCAGCCGGATCGAGCGGTTGTATGCGCAGGGTGACCAGCGCCGGTATTTCGTGCCCTGCCCTGATTGCGGGCACATGCAATACCTGAAGTGGGCAAACATGCGGTGGGAGGACCAGATCTCGCCGGTGCATTACGTGTGTGAGAGCTGCGGCGTGCTGATCCCGCACAGCAAGAAGCGTTGGATGGTGGAACGCGGCGCCTGGCGGCCAACGGTACCGGGCAACGGTAAGCATGCGTCGTTTCACATCTGGGCGGCGTACAGCTACTCGCCGAACGCGAGCTGGGACAACCTGCGTGATGAATTCCTCGAGGCGAAGAGCGACCCTGAAGCGCTGAAGACCTTCGTCAACACGGTGCTGGGCGAGAGCTGGGAGGACGATTACGCAGCGAAGGTGGGCGCCGACAGCCTGCTCGAGCGTGCGGAGTTCTACGAAGCGCAGATGATTCCGGCCGAGGCCTCGGCGGTGACGGTCGGCTGCGACGTGCAGGACAACAGGCTGAGCCTGAGCATCTGGGCGTGGGGCCGCGAAGAAGAAGGCTGGTTGATCGATCGCCAGGTGATTCATGGCGACCCGAGCCGGCCGGAGCCGTGGAAGCAGCTGGATGAGATTTTGCTGCGGCCGTTCAAACATGCGCTTGGCGCTGAGTTGCGGCCGGATGTGGTTTGCATTGACTCTGGTGGCCACCACACGATGGAGGTGTACCAGTACGCCCGCGAACGGCAGAACATGGGCGTGATTGCGATCAAGGGCCAATCGCAGAAGGGCAAGCCACCAATCGGCAAGCCGTCCAAGGTTGATCTGAACTACAAGGGCAAGGCGCTGAAGAAAGGTGCCGAGGTCTATCCAGTGGGTGGCGACACGGTGAAGAGCCTGCTGTTCGGCCGACTAAAGCACAACGAGCCGGGGCCGGGCTACCTGCACTTCTATGCAGAAGCCGGCAAAGAGTATTTCGAGGAGTTGACGGCAGAAAAACAGATTACGCGGTTCGTTCGCGGTTACCCCGAAAGGGTATGGGTAAAGAAATCAAGCCAGCGAAACGAAGCGTTGGACGAGCTTGTTTATGCGTACGCAGGATTGAATCGGCTGTACCAGCGGTACGACAGGCGAACGATCTGGGATCAGCTGGAGAAACGGCTCGAAAAGCCCGTAGAAAGGGAGCGAAAGGCGCCGCTAAGATCGAACAAGGCTCCAAAGCGGAGCTTTGTCCGCCAATGGTGAGGCCGTGAAGATTCCTTCAACAATCCGAGCTGGCGACACCGTGGTGTGGGTCGATGACCCGACCGTGGATGTGTTTGGCGCACCGATTGACGGAAGCAATCACGGGCTGACCTATTACCTGCGCACGAACCACAACCATCAAGGCGCAACGGTCGCCGGCGTGACGGTGGTCGGCACGCCGCAGGGCAGTGGCTGGACGTTCACGATCCCGGCGGGGACGACGGCAGGCTTCGTCGCTGACACTTGGTACTTCCAGGCGGTCGCGACAGCAAATGCTGGCGGCGCAAAGACGACGCTGGGCAGCGGATCGCTGACGGTTGAGGCCAACATGGCCTACGCCGGCAACCCAAGCGCATTCGACGGCCGCAGCCAGGCGCAGAAGGATCTCGATGCAGTGCAGGCTGCAATCCGCTCGCTGATGAATGGCGGTGCGGTGCAGGAGTACCGGATCGGAACCCGCAACCTGAAGCGCTATGAGCTGTCGGAGCTGCTGGCGCTTGAGTCGCGGCTCAAAGCTGTGGTTGCCCGTGAGAACAAGGCGGCGATGATCGCCAATGGGCTGGGCAACCCCCACAACCTGTTTGTCCGCTTTGGTGGCCGCTGATGGGCATCCGCACTCGAGTCATGACGGCCCTTGGATTCGGGGCCAAGCCAACACCGGAGCAGCCACGCCGCCGGCGTCGCACCTATGCCGGGGCGATCATCAACCGCCTGACCAGCGACTGGATCAGCAACGGCACCAGCGCCGACGCTGAGATCAAGACCAGCCTGCGCAAGCTGCGTGATCGCAGCCGCCAGATGGTGCGGGACAACCCGTACGCCCGGCAGGCCAAGCGCACGACGCAGATCAACGTGGTGGGCCAGGGCATCAAGCTGCAGTCGCAGGTGATGACGCTGCGCGGCAACAAGCGCGACGAGCGGATCAACGCGGCGATCGAGAGCAAGTGGGAGCGCTGGACCCGCAAGGACCACTGCGATGTGGCGGGCAAGGCCAGCTTCCACATGTTCGAGTGGCTGGCCGTGGGTGCGCTGCCCGAGTCGGGCGAGGTGCTGTTCAGGATCCACCGCAAGCCGTTCGGCGGCAGCAAGATCCCACTGGCGCTGGAGATCATCGAGAGCGATCTGCTCGACGATGAGTACAACGGCGCGGTGAGCGCCAAGGGCAACGAATGGCGCATGGGGGTCGAGATCGACCGCTACGGCCGGCCGGTGCAGTATGCGTTCCTGACGCGCCACCCGGGTGACTATTGGTTCCAGGGCACACCGGACAGGGCAAACGTCAAGCACGTCTTCCTACCAGCGAAGGACGTCATCCACCTTTTTGTGCCCGAGCGCCCGAACCAGCACCGAGGCGTGCCCTGGTTCGCGCCGGTGATTACCGATGCCCACCAGCTGGCGGGCTACGAAGAGGCCGCGGTAGTGCGCGCTCGTTCGGCGGCATCGCTGATGGGCTTCATCACCAGCCCCGAGGGCGAGCTCGAGGCGGACGATGTCGAGAACGGCCAGCGGATCAGCGAGTTTGAGCCTGGGGTGTTCAAGTACCTCGACCCGGGTCAGTCGGTAACGGTGCCGGACATCTCCTCGCCGGATGCGCAGTACGAGGACTTCGTGCGCGCCAAGACGCGGCGGTTTGCGTCTGGCTTTGGCTGCTCCTACGAGACGCTGAGCCGTGATTTCAGCGAGACCAACTACAGCAGCAGCCGGCTGTCGCTGCTCGAGGACCGCGACCACTGGAAGGTGGTGCAGTCGTACCTGATCGAAAACTTCCACCTGCGGGTGTTCCGCGAGTGGCTGGACGTGGCAGTGCTGAGCGGTGAGCTGGCACTGCCTGATTACGAGCTGCGGCCTGAGCGCTATGACAGCCCGAAATGGCTGGCGCGCGGCTGGAGCTGGGTTGATCCGCTGAAGGAGGTGAAGGCCTACCGCGAGATGGAAGCGGCTGGCTACATGACGAAAGCGCAGATCTGCGCGCAACTGGGTGGTGATCTTGACGAGAACCTGCAGCAGATTGCGCGTGAACGGCAAACGGCGGAAGAGCTTGGAGTGAAGCTTGATGCCGACATGAACCCGGCCGCTCCCGCTCCCCAGGAGCAGCCGGTAGGCGGGGAGGCTGCGAGCCCGATTCCTGAGCCTCCCCGCCAGCCTGCGAGATCGCGTCGCAAGAAAGCGTCTAAGGTGGGTGAAGTTCAATCTGAGCGTCCAGAGGGACCGCTTAACTGATGGACGAGCTCAAGGAAAAACAACTCGATACCGCAGATGACGAGCGTGCAATGCACGATCTGTCGAATGAGCAGGTAGCTGCAATCGGCGAAACAGTCGCTGAAGTAGTAGCTGAGCACATGGCTGAGGTGGTCGAGGATGTAATCGAGACGCTGTCCGGCGAGGATCCCGAAGAGGAGACCGAGGCGGAAGAGGCCGCTGAGGAAGAGGTGATGCCGATGGTCATCGAGCGCGCCAAGCCCGGCGACCTCAAGACCGGTGATTTCGTCAGCTGGAACAGCTCCGGCGGTCGCGCCCGCGGCCGGATCGAGCACATCATGCGCGAGGGCACGCTTGGTGTGCCGGGCACCGAGTTCAGTATTGATGCAACTGAGGACGACCCAGCTGCATTGATCCGCATCTTCAGCGAAGGCGCTGATGGCTGGCAGGCAACTGAGACAATGGTTGGCCACCGCTTCAGCACACTGAGCAAGATCGATGCGCTCCGATCGATGGAGGGCAAGTACCAGCGCACCGAGGTCACTGCGTTTGCAGAGGTCGAGGATCGCTCCTTTGAGTTTCCTTTCAGTTCTGAATACCCCGTGGCCCGGTACTTCGGAAACGAAGTACTGAGCCACGAGGGTGAGTCCGCTGATCTGAGCCGTCTTAATGACGGTGCTCCGCTTCTCTTCAACCACAACCCCGACAAGGTGGTGGGTGTCGTCGAGCGGGCATGGATCGACGGCAAAAAGAAGCGCGGCTACGTCAAGGTCCGCTTCTCACGCAACAGCTTCGCCAAGGAGGTGATGGCTGATGTCAAGGATGGCGTTCTTCGGGGCGTCAGCTTTGGTTATGCCATCGACAAGATGGAGGAGCGTGGCGACAACTTCGTAGCCACTCGCTGGAGTCCGTACGAAGTCTCGGTTGTTAGTGTGCCTGCAGATCCGACTATCGGAATCGGCCGGTCGCTTGCGATCGACTCCGCGGCCCCCGCCGCATCACCAACCCCTCAAGAACCTGAGGTTCACATGGAGAACACCACCCCTGACGTGGAGGTGATCCGGTCCAAGGCCGTCGAGGCCGAGCGCAGCCGTATCGCTTCCATTACCGCCCTCGGCGACAAGCACGGCATGACCGAGCTTGCACGTGAGCTCATCGACGGTGGCCGCAGCCTCGACGAGGCCCGTGCTGCCTTCCTCGAAAAAATCGACACCCGCAGCACCAAAGTGGAGCACCGCATCGAATCGACCAAAGAGGTCGGCCTCAACGAGAAGGAGACCCGCAGCTATTCCTTCCTGCGCGCCCTGAACTATCTCGCCAACCCCGGCGACAAGCAGGCTGCTGAAGCTGCTGCTTTCGAGCGCGAGATCTCCGAGGCTGCATCCAAGGCTTACGGCAAGCCCGCCAACGGTCTGATGGTGCCCAACGAGGTGCTCCGTCGTGACCTGACTGCCGGCACCAACAGCGCTGGTGGTTTCACCGTCGCAACCGACCTGCTGGCCGGCTCCTTCATCGAGCTGCTGCGCAACCGCCTGGCTCTGGCCAATGTCGGCGCCACCGTGCTGAACGGCCTGCAGGGCAACGTGGCAATCCCCAAGCAGACCGGTGCCGCCACTGCCTACTGGGTGGGTGAAGGCTCTGCTCCTACCGAGAGCCAGGAAACCCTCGGTCAGGTGACTATGTCACCCAAGACCGTCGGCGCTTTCGTCGACTACAGCCGCCGCCTGCTGCTCCAGTCCTCCGTGGATGTTGAGCAGATGGTCCGCAACGACCTCGCTCGCGTGATCGCCCTCGAGATCGACCGCGCTGGTCTGTATGGCTCCGGCTCCAGCAACCAGCCTCTGGGTCTGATCAACACCGCTGGCATCAACACCGTGTCCCTGACCGGCTACGGCACCTTCGCCGAGCTGGTGAGCATGGAGACCGAGGTGGCCAAGGACAACGCCGACATCGGCGCCATGCGCTACCTGATGAACGCCTCTGCCCGCGGCGCTCTGAAGACCACCGCCAAGTCCGCCTCCGCCGTAGCCGCCGGCTTCGTGTACGAGGACGACGAGGTGAACGGCTACCCCGTCGTGCTGTCCAACCAGCTGCTGCTGGACGACATCGTGTTCGGCGCCTTCAACCAGATGATCCTGGGCATGTGGTCTGGTCTCGACCTGACCCTCGATCCCTACGCCGGCGCCACCAGCGGCACCGTGCGCATCATCGCTCTGCAGGATGTCGACTTCGCTGTGAAGCAGGCCGGCGCCTTCTGCTACGGCACCGGCGCTCTGTCCTGAGCATGATCGCTGGTCTGATCAAGGCCAAGCGGAACTACAACCCCTCCCTGATTTCGATCGGGGAGGGCTTTCTGTTGGCGTACCGCTCCGAGCCGGAGGATTTCAAGGTCAGCGAGATCGTGCTCGCTGAGACGGACCGCAACATGAAGGTGCTGAAGAATCAGCGCTTGAAGGTTCCAGGAATTCCAGATGGTTGCTCGCTCGAGGATCCGCGGCTGTTCTGGTTTGGCGGCAATCTGCATTTGGCGTTCTCGATCGCCCGGTACGGCGAGGCCGGCGGCTGGAAGTGCGTGCAGGCCTACGGAAAACTGAAGAAGGGCAAGGCTTGGACGCTGGCCAACGTGATCGTGCCCAAATACGGCGCGAATGACTGGTCAGGCAAAGAAAAGAACTGGACGTTTTTTGAAGCCGAAGGTGCGCTGCGGTGCATCTACGACATGGGCACGGCCGGCTGGGTTGTGCTTGAGCTCGACGGTGATGAGGTGGTGCAAGAGTGGCGTCATGCACCCGTGGCCTGGCAATGGGGCCGACTGAGCGGTGGGTCGCCGGCGGTCGATTGGGAGGGCCAGAAGATCACGATGATGCACAGCTGGGAGAAGCACCCGAGGCGCCACCGGCTGTATCACATGGGCTTCCTGACGTTTGACTCAGTGGCACCGCATGCGCCGCGGATGATTTCACAGTCGCCGGTGGTGACAGCGCAGGACGACTGGGGAGCACCTGAACATGCTGAGCGTTGGCAGCCGCTGTGCGTGTTCCCGGGTGGACTCGAGGTCTACGGCACTAAGGCGCTGGTGAGCTATGGCCGCAATGATCTCGACTGCGCCACGGGAGTGTTTCGGATCGAGCGGCTGCGGCCGGTGGCAGGGCGGCGGCTTGCGGGCCGCGAGCAGCGGATTCGGCTACTGGGCAATGTGATGCTGGGTGGCCGGCAAACCTGGGCTGGGACCGAGGTTTCAGTGCTGGCGGCCGACGCGGCTAGCCTGATTGCACGCGGCAAGGCGGTGGCGCTGTGATCACGGAAGACCTGAACCTGTTCCTTGAGGATTTCGGCGTCACGTGCACTGCGGGGGCCGTAACCGCACTTGGCATTCTCGACATGCCATCGCAGGTGGTCGCTGATGGCATGGTGCTCACCACCGACTACAAGGTGACGTGTCGCGCCTCGGTGTTTGGCGGCCTCAAGTATGGCGACGCAATCACTGTCGATGGCGCCGCTTACACAGTGCGCGAGAATATGCTGATCGATGACGGCAAGTTTTGCGAAATCATGCTGCAGAAGTCCTGATTTCTCACTCCATCCTTCGCGCCTACCGTGGCGACCCCCGCTAATCTGATGCCATGACCAAGCGCGAACAGATCCTTGCCGCCATCCGCACGGCACTAACTGGAACAACCGGTGTTGGCACCCGGATTTATCGCAGCAGGGTTGAGCCCATGGCCCGACAGGAGAGCCCTGCAATCGTGGTAGAGCCGCTCAGAGATCGCAGCGAACAGAACACCAGCTTGCCGACACTCGACTGGAGCCTTCTGGTCCGGGTCGCTGTTGTTGTTCGAGCAAACGTGCCCGATCAGGCGGCGGATCCAGTCATTGAATCGCTGCACTCCAAGCTCATGGCAGATCTCACCCTCGGAGGTTTGGCCATCGATATTCAACCGGTCCAAGTAGAGTTCCAAGCAGTGGAGGCCGATGTACCTGCGGGTGTCGCCTTGTGCGATTATCTCGTGAGGTACAGAACCTCCGTCGCAAACCTGGGTGCCTGATGATGGCTGTCACAGTTGATGAATACCATGGGCAAGGAGGGTCGTACCTCCTTGACCCGAAATCCGGCAAGCGGAAGCTCGTCGAGCGGACTGAGCCGGGCCAGCTCCAACTTCAACCCGAGGTAACCAGCGATGCCGCTCCTGACTCGCAAACGCCTGATTCTGGCGAAGACTGAATCCACTTACGCAACAGACTCGACGCCGGCTGGCACTGACGCCGTCCTGGTGCGGAATCTGGAAATCACGCCGCTTGAAGCCGACACGGTTTCGCGCGACCTGATCCGCCCTTATCTCGGCAACTCCGAGGTCCTGCTGGGCAACATCCGCGTCGGCATCACCTTCCAGGTGGAGCTCGCCGGTTCTGGCGTGGCTGGAACTGCGCCCAAGTACGGCGCTCTGCTGAAGGCTTGCGGCCTGAGCGAGACCGTTGTTGCAACCACCAGCGTGACCTATGCGCCGGTATCCAGCAGCTTCAGCTCGGCCACCATCTACTTCAACAACGATGGCGTGCTGCACAAGGCCACTGGCTGCCGCGGCACCTTCACGATCAGCGCTGAGCTGGGCCAGATTCCGACCATCGACTTCACGATGACCGGCATCTACAACGCCCCCACCGACACGGCTGCGCCTTCGGTGACCTATGCCGCCCAGGCCACTCCGCTGATCTTCAAGGAAGGCAACACCTCCAACTTCAGCCTGCTGTCCTACAGCGGCTGCCTGATGTCGGTGAACTTCGACATCGCCAACGAGGTGGTGTATCGCGAGCTGATCGGCTGCACCAAGCAGGTGCTGATCACTAACCGCGCCCCCGCTGGCGAGTGCGTGATCGAGGCTCCGACCATTGCAGCGAAGGACTTCTTCGCCGTTGCAGGAAGCAACACAACCGGCAGCCTGACCTTCACCCACGGAACCGCAGCCGGCAACACCGTGGCCTTCACCGCTCAGAACGTCGACATTGGACAACCCTCGTATAGTGACAGCGACGGCATCCAAATGCTGAACCTGCCCTACGTGGCCATTCCGACCACCGCTGGCAACGACGAGCTCTCGCTCGTATACACCTGATTCAGGAGCACCACTGCATGGCCTTTGTCCGCAAGAAGTCATCTACCTTCAAGTGGCCGGTCACTGTTGAATTCCCCGTCGACGGTGGTCGTTTTGAATCCGAGTCTTTCGACGCTGTGTTTAAGCGCATCGGTCGAAAGGAATTTCAGAAGCTGCTCGACAAAGGTGACCTTGATCTGATCGAGGCCGTGCTTGTGGACTGGGAAGGGGTGAAGGACGAGTCCGCCAAGGACATCCCCTTCACCTCCGCCGCTCTCAAGGACATGCTTGATGATCCCTGCTTCACCAAGGGCATCATCACTGCTTACCTAGCGAGCCTGGAAGGGGCCAAGGTAAAAAACTGAGTGACGCGGCCCGCTACTGGGTCGCATCTGGTGGCGTCAAGGATGAGACGGCGGACGATGCCAAGCTGATGGGCATCGTCCTGCCCGACTCCGACGACAAGCCGGACCATTTTGAGGTGTGGGACGAGAACTGGGATGTCGTAACGATGTTCCTGCGCATGCAGACGCAGTGGAACGTCGTGATGGGTGCCTTCACCGGGCTGAAGTACGAGGTGCTGCGGTGGATGTGCGACCTATACTCGGTTGAGGATCCCAAGGCACTGCTCGAGGATCTTCAGATCATGGAAGCCGCCGCCCTGGAGGAGCTGAACAAGAGCGATGGCTGAGTCAGTAGCACGGGTAAAAGTCCAGGCGACGGCTGATCTGAAGGGGCTTGAAGATGCCAAGAAGGCGCTACAGGACCTTCAGAAGGCCGTCGGCCCGACTGACGCGGCGCTGGCGCAGGTCCGGCAAGAAATTATTGAATTTGGGAACGTTAATAAGCGCACTGAAGCTGCTATTCAGGCGCAAGTTAACGCCTTCCAGAAACTCCGCCAGCAAGCGGAAGTAGGCGGGAAAGTTTACAACGATCTTGGCCGCGACATTGAGCGGCTCAAGAGGGTTGCCAACGAATCTGGCGCCGCGATCTCGAAGCTTGGCCAGGCCACCGCAAGTGCTGGTCGACAGCAAGGTGGTAAAAGCTTCTGGCAGCGGCAGTCCGAGGAGCTAGTAGCGTTCAACCGCCAGGCCGGGCAGACCGGCAAAGCGGTCAGCGAACTGGCGGCAGCGTTCGACATGAAGTTCGAGCGCGCCGGCAGCGCCATTCAGGAAGCTGGACGCGAGATTGCCAGGCTGAAGCAGAACGCCTCCAACATCGGCAGCCTGATGCAAGGGCCCGCCAAGGGTGGCGGCGCCTTTGAAGTGGGCCGCAAAGGCCTCGCCGACATCCAAGCGTTCTCGCAGCTTGTCACCCGACTGAAGGAGCAGACCGAGACCGCCACCGGCCGCGTCGCCCGCCTGTCAGAGGGCCTGTTTGCCGCCGGCGTGGCGGGCAAGGGCATCAGTGCCACCGTCACATCACTGGGTGGCGTGGCTGGCGCCGCGGAAAACGTCGCCAAGTTCGCCGCCAACCTGTCGGCCAGCTTTGCCCAGATGGGTGCTGGCGCTCCGCAGTGGGCCGGCGGCATGAAAGCGGCCCTGAACCAGATTTCGCTGCTGCTGAACCAGCCGGCGAATGGCGTCGCCAACTGGGTCAGCTCTCTCAACAGCGCTCAGGCGAAGCTTTCCGCCCTGAATGTCCCCCTCGAGGCGTTCAACAACGCCCTGGCGGCGATCGGACCAGAGGGTGCCGCCGTTGCTGGTGTGCTGGCGGTCTCGTTCGCCGGCTTGCAGGATGCAATCACCCGGGCGTTTCGGGCTGGCGACAAAGAAGCGAGCCAGGCTCTACAGAGCATCACCGACGAGACCCAGCGTCTCATCAACAAGCTCGCGCAACTGAGCGAAGCCTTCCGGGGCGCCGCCAGCATGAACGAGCTGCAGGCGCTGCGCGCTGGCGGTGCTGCACGGTTCAACGAGACCCCGGCCGGCACCGATGCCAGCCGGCGAGCGGCCAACACGATCGCGAATGCTGAGGCGCGGATCAAGGCCGAGGCAGCCGCTCAGGCTGACGTGCTCGAGCAGGCTCGCCAGCGCTACCGGGGCACCACCGAGAGCGTTGATGCTCTAAGCGAGCGCCTCGCCTACCTGCAGTCGGCGATGAAGCTCGTCGACCAGTCCACCACCGAAGGCAAGGCTGAGTTTGCGGCTTTCTCGAGCGAGGCAACTCAGGTCAAGCGTCAGATCGACGCCCTGTCACAGTCCTACCGGACCGTGGCCGATGCCATTCGGGAGGCGACCGCGGCGCAGGGCGAATACGCCAACAAGGGCACCGTCTCCAACTACCTGAACCGGGCCGCTGTTCGCCAGCAGGAAGAGCTGGCAGCGGCAGCCAGGACGGCACTGAACCAGCCTCAGGTGTTATCGCTGCCAGCGGCGGGGCAGACATCGTTCTCGGGCACCTATGGCCCTAGCGGGATCGGCGGTGGCGCAAGGCTGGGCACCGGAGCCAAGGATTCCCCGTTCACGATTGGCGCCGAACAGGTCGGAGCTGGCGTCACCGCGCTCTACAGGGGCGCAGAGCGGTCGGAAATGCAGATTGCTGCAGCCGGCGCCGCCCTTGAGCGTGAATTCAATAATGCGTCAAATGCGATTAACCGAGCAGAAAAAGAGCTGAATGATGTCCAGAAAGAGCTAAATGAAACCCTGAGAGATGGGCTTCGGGTAGCAGAAGCGCTCACAAAGATTGATTTCGTCAATCCGAATTCAATCAACGCCCTCAAGGCTCGTCGCGAGCAAATCGATCGCGAACGTAACTCCGTCGACATGCTGTCGAAGGAGTACAAGCAGCTGTCTGGCGAGCTGGCAAAGGTCGACAGGCAGATCGAAGGCACCCAGGCGGGCGGCCTGCGCGGCAAGGTTGGCTACATCGGCCAAGGCGTCGGCGCCATCGCCTCCGCCGGCATCTTCGGCGGCCCTGAGGGCGCTATCGGTGGCGCGCTCGGTGGCGGCATCGGCGCCGCGTTAGGCGGCCCTGCTGGCTTTGCGGCTGGCTCGTTCATCGGCTCGTCGATCGGCGCCTACGCCGGCATGATTCGGCAGAGCGTCGCCGCAACTGGCGAGTTTTCCGCAGAGGTCAAGCGACTGGAAATTGCCTTGCAAGGCGTGACCGGTAGCGCTCAGGAATTTGCACGCGCTCAAGAAATCATCAAGCTGGCCGGCGTTGAGCTGAACGTGCCGGTGCTCGAAGCAACCAAGGGCTTCACCCAGCTCACGGCAGCCGTCAAAGGCGCCGGCGGCAATGTCACTGATGCAGAGATCGTCTTCCGTGGCGTTACTGAGGCCATCAAGGCGACTGGTGGCGGCGCAGACGAGGTGCAGGCATCGCTCACTGCGATGTCGCAGATCTTCTCAAAAGGCAAGGTTTCGGCGGAAGAACTGCAGGGCCAGCTCGGTGAGCGCTTGCCTGGTGCTGTCACCTTGTTTGCCGAGGCCACCGGCCGAACCCTGCCCCAACTGCAAAAGGATCTGCAGGACGGAACGGTCGGCCTAGCCGACGTGATGAAGTTCGCTGCGTCGCTGAGCGACAAGTACGGCGAACAGGCAGCCAAGATGGCCGCCTCCACCGAGGATTCCACAGCGCGGATGAAGGTGGCGCTGGACGACCTGCGCGTGGCCTTTGGCTCCATCGTCAAACCGATCACGGCTTCAATCCAAAGCGTGATCGCCAGGCTGGCCGAGATGACCACTCGCGCATTGCGGGCGGTCGGACTGGTCAAGGACAGCATGTCCGAGCTGGGCGCTGTCGGTCGCGGCCGCGATTTGCAGGCACGCGCTGCAGACGCTTACCGGACGCTCGGCAGCGGCCCGCAGTCTGTGTCGGAAAAACGCGCTGCTTTTAAGTCTGCCAGCGAGCTCGCCAATGCTGCTACTCCGCAAAAGTCGCTGGTTGGCGTTCAGCAAAACCTGCGCACGCTGCAGCAGTCACGCGACATCGTCAGACAGATCACCGCTGAAGGGCTTAGCGATGTTCAGATCAAGCTGCTGCAGGATTACGGCACCAGGCTCGACAAGCGCATCTTTAGCGAACAGCAACTTCTTGACACGTTAAAGAAACAGCGTGAAGTCACTGACTTCAAGGCAGCCAAAACCAATGATGACGCTGACAGCAAAAAGGCTGCAAAAGAAGCAGAGAAGCGGGCTCGCGAAGAGCAGCTGCTTCAAGAAGCTGCCGCTCGTGCTCGAATCGCTCTCGACGACACGGTTTTCCAGAATCAGATAGAGCTGATTCGGAAGCGCTACGACTACGAAGAAGAGCTCATTCGCCAGCAGCGTGAAGTGTGGGCCGGAACCTTTGAAGGGATCCGCGGCGACTCTGCTCGCTCTTTCGTTGACCTACAGAACCGCCTGAATGATTTGCGCAAGCGGACATTTGAGTCCGACCTAAACGTCAAGCAGGCCGAACAGGAGCTCCGCTCGGCCACGCGGATGGAAGCCGTCACATCGCAGGGTGTCGCAACCACGGGCATCGTTGCCCGTACCGGCAGCACAGGCGACAGCACCGGCCCTCACCTTGATTTGCGCTGGGGCGACGGGCGCCCGATCACCAAAGCCGATGCCGACAAGTATTTCCTTGTCAACGGGCGGGCGCCGAGTTCCTTTGGCGTCACCAGCCCCTACGGGCCTCGGAACCTGTTTGGGCGCAGCTTCCACAGCGGCATCGACTTCGGCACTCCAGCCGGCTCCGGCCTCAGCCTCAAAGGCGGGGCCACCTTCGGCCGCAACCTTGGCAACACCGGCGCTGGCGGTTACGCCATTGAGGTGATGACGCCCCAGGGCACCATGCGCGCCCTGCATTTGATGGCCGGCAGCGTCATGCGCACCGCAGGCGGCCCATCCGGCGCTGGCGCTCAAGTGCGACGCGACGTGCGCGCTGAGGGCAATCTCGGCGTTGCTTCGGCTGACCTTGGTCAGGCCCGCGCAATAGCGGGTCTTGACCGGGCGCAGGTGCAGGGGTTGGAGCAGCTATTGCCCCAGCAGTTTGCTCAGCAGCAGACGCAAGGGCTGCGCGATCAGGCGAAGGCGCTGGAGGACAACAACGCCCTGTTGGCCAAGCGAATTCAGCTCGAGGCGCAAGGCATGCGACCTGAACTGCTTGACGCTCAGATGCGGATCGCTGAGCTTGAGCTGCAACGCTCTGACAAGCTGGCTCAGCTCAACGAAAACCTGAAGACCGCCACTGAGCGGCAGGATCCAACCCTGATCGCTGCCGTCCGGTCTGAGATTGAGCTCACCAACGCCGCTTACGACCGCCAAGTCATCGCAATCAACGCACTGGCTCAGGCGCAAACTGCAGCCGGTGTAGCGCTTGGCGCCCGCATCGGTCAGCTGCGGCAGGAGCTCGATCAGCTCACCAATTTCGAGAACGTGATCATCAGCGTCTCTCAGCTGATGGAGACCGAGATCAGCGGTGCAATCAGCTCAGCTGTGACTGGCCTGGTGAGCGGCAGCCAAACGATCAAGGAAACCCTGAGCCAGATGTTCTCCAACATCGGCCAAGCGTTCCTGAAGATGGCAGCAGACATCATCTCCAAGCAGCTGGTGATGATCACGCTGCAGACGATCCTGAAGGCGCTGGGGGCTGTCGCTGGCGGCGGCGGCGGTGGCGGTGGCGGTGACCTCGATCTGTCCGGTTTCCGGCAATACTCAATGGAGGGCGCCGGCATGCCGTTTGCGGCGCCGTTCGCTAACGGCGGCGTCATGACCGGCCGCGGCCCAGTGCCCCTCAAGAAGTACGCCCGCGGCGGCGTTGCCAACCGCCCACAGTTGGCGCTCTACGGCGAGGGCAGCAAGCCTGAGGCCTACGTGCCGCTACCTGATGGCCGGCGCATCCCGGTGGCGCTGCAGGGGCAGGACAAGATGCGCGAGGTGATGGGTGCCGGCCCGACGCAGGGCAGTGGCGCTCCAGTGCTCAACATGAGTTTCCAGAGCACCAACATCGGCGGCGTTGAATATGTCAGCCGTGATCAGCTCGAGGCTGCGATGGCTGAGACCCGCCGGGCGGCTTCTCGCGATGGCGCCAAGCGTGGCATGACGATGACCCTTGATAGGCTGCAGCAAAGCCCGTCCACCCGTACTCGCGTGGGGCTGCGCTGATGGCTGAACAGTTTCCTGGCATCAAGCCCACCACGCGAGCGTTCAAGCTCGGCAGCTTTCCGGTGAAGGTCTACCGGGCGCTCTCGGGTGCAACGGTCAAACGTGCCTTCGGCAACCGCGCCACCGGCTTCGAGCTGCAGCTCGGTTTCGACAACATCCCTGACGCCACCACCGAGCAGCTGCTTGATCACTACAACAGCACCAGCGGCGGCTTCGATCGCTTCACGCTGCCGGCTGATCTGTTCGTCGGCATGACCACCGGCCTGCGCGGCTACATCCAGGCGCCCACCAGCATCCGGTGGGAATATGCCGGGCCGCCTGAGGTGCAGTCGGTGTTCACCGGCCGCAGCCGCGTCTCGATCACGCTGCTCGGGGAGCTCGACTACTGATGGCCGAGCTGCGGATTTGCCAGTTCTTCAAGCTCCTGACCACCGATGGCGTCACCCACCGCTACCAGAACTACTTCGTCGGGCAGAACGCCTCGCTGCTGAGCGAGAGCTACAGCTTCGCGCCGTTCCGCGCCGAGGGTGCGCTGGCCGCGCTCAACGGCGAAAACTCGCAGTTGCAGGTGCTGTTCCCTCACGTTGATTTCGCGCTGGTGCTGGTGGAGCGCGGCGACGGCAACCGGCTCAGCGAGCTGACGCTCACCACCGCCTGGCTGAATGCCAGCGGCAGTATCACCAACACCGCCACCGACTTCTACATCGGGCTCGGCGCCAGCTTCAGCGACACCACCATCGAGCTGCGGTTTCGCTCCGCGATCGACAGCGTGGGTTCATCCTTCCCCGGCCGCAGCTTCACCCGCGACATGGTGGGGCCGCTGCCGCTTAACTCGGAGCTCTACCTGCGATGAACGATCTGGTCGGCCTCCGCTACGGCTGGGGACATCGGCCGGGCGATGGCAGCGGCTGCACCGACTGCTTCCAGCTGGCGTGCGAGGTGCGCGATCGGCTGCAGCTCAGCGACTACCGCGACCGTTTCGCGTGGGTGTACCGCGACTGGACTGAGGAGAGCTTTCCGCGATCGATGATCGTGCGCTGGGTGCTCGAGCACGGCAGCAGGCTGGAGAAGCCTCGCCGCGGTGCGATTGCGCTGCTGCCGACTGAGGCCGGCGCTGCCCTTGGCACCTATCTCGGTAGGGCGCTGCTGTTCATCGGGCCGGGGCAGAATGTAGTGCAGGCGCCGCTACCTGATGGCGTGGCGCGCTTCTTCTGGATGGATCGATGACGCGGAAGCTGCTGCCCTACGAGCACGAGCTGATCGAGATCCTGAAGATCAGCAAGGAGGAGTATCTCGACTTCCTCGCGGTGCAGCACGACTTCACGCGATCACGTGAGGACAAGCTGCAGGAGCTGCGCGCTGAGCCCGTGTCGATCATCCTCGCGGTGGTCGGCATCATCCTGCAGGCGGTCAGTTACCTGCTCGCACCGAAGCCGGAGCTACCGGAGCAGAAGAACCAGCGCCAGCGCCGTGATCAGACCTTTGCGCCGCGCTTCGGCTTCAATTCGCAGCAAGAGCTCGCCAAGTACGGCGACACGGTGAACCTGGTCTATTGCAACACCGACCAGAACCCGACCGGTGGCGTGCGCGTGGCTACCTCACTGATCTGGTCAGCCGTGCACAGCGAAGGCTCCAGCCAATTCATGCAGATGCTGGTGGCGGTGGGCGCATCCGACATTCAGCGCATCGGACCCGCCCGCATCGCCTTCGGCCAGACCCCGATTCGCCAGCTGGCAGCCGGCAAGACATGGGCGTATTGGGGCGCCAACCGGCCGCTGCAGTTTTCGGACCTGATCCGCGGCGATCAGAACGATCCGACCCGCATTGGCGAGGCGGCAAGCAGCTTCGCCTACCGCGCGACACTGATCGGCGACCAGCACACCGATGGCTTCAGCCAAGCCTTCTCACCCAGCACCATGACCCGGTTTGGCGTGTTCGCGCCGATCCCGATCAACGTGAACTACATCGACCGCGATGAGGACGGCGACGAGCGCGATGCACCGGTCGGCGTCGAAATCGACGGGCTGAGCGCCTACTGGCCAACCAGCGTGTTCAACGACGCGCGCCCGGTGGTGCCTGTGGGGCAGAGCATGACGCTGATCTTCCGGCGCATCACATCGACCCAGAGCGACACCGCACGGGCAGCGCGTGAGCTGCGCCGCACCCTGTCGAGCTACATCGATGCAGCCAGCACCTACAAGCTGGGCAGCGCCAAGTTCCGCGTGGCGGCACCGATCAAGAACGTCGAGCTCGATGACGGCTCCATGCGCGTGGCGATGGAGTGCATCGAGGCCGGCGTGATGCCGACTGAGGACTACAACACCAAGGACTTCAAGGACAACGGCAAGGAAGCCAGCCGCGAGATCGTGCTTCTCAAAAAGCGGGTCACAGAACTGAATGAACAGCTGCTGAAGAACGAGCCAATCTTGAAGCCTGGCATCGGCGAGAACGTCCGGGCAAGGCTTGCCGAGATCCGATTCCTGAAGGATCTGCTGGTTGATCTTGAAGATCGCCAGTGGAGTGCAGCTGAAATCGACACACTGGTCGAAAACGCAGAATACTTTGATCCTGTCGTCAACAACTTTGCGCGGCAGGTTGATGACATCCAAGAGCATCGCAAGAACCTGCGCGATGCGATTGAAGATGAACTGGACAAGCCCAGCAACCAGCGAAATCGCGCGGCGATTCGCAACTGGCGCAGCCAGCTGCAGGACGCCAACCGCAGGTTCAGGCGTCTCACCGGCAAGCTGAACCAAGCGCTGCGTCAATACGGCCTTGCGACCAATGGCAACCTCAAGCAAGACAAGCGGCGCCTGAACTCAAGAGAAGAAAACCTAAATCAGGAAATCGCAAATCTCACCGCTGATGCCAACAACCTTGACCTGAACGCGATGGAATCGCGTGACGCCAGCCTGCGCAGCCAAATCAGCACAACGCAAAACCGCATCACATTCCTCGAGGACTACCTATCGCGGCCCGAAGCGTGGAACGACTTCTTCAACACCAAGTGCCTAGTGAAGATGGAGGAGGCCGGCTACGAAACAATCACCGAGTGCCGCGTGGTCGATTTTGCGATCAAGGCCAAGGTGTTCAAGCGCATCCAAGGCCGCGCCAAGAAGTACGGCGAGGAGAAGGTCAAGAATTACCGCGACAGCGACAACGGCACAAAAGTGCGCTCTGCCTTCTTCTGGGTGCGTTACTGCCGCACCGGGCAGCAGTGGAGCCGGCTGCCCTACATCTTTGCCGTGCGCCGCGGCGCTGATGTTGATAACTTCGTGTCGCTGAAGTTCATCGCAGGCGACAACATCGGCAACTGGCAGTTCCGCTTCGATCCGATTGCGGAAACTGCAGCCGAGATGCGCACCCACGGGTTCGCTGACTTCGCCTACATCGAGAACAGCGGCGACACCGTGGTGCTCCCCGGCCCGGCCGGTGGTCAGTTCACGTTTGTGGGATCGGTGCGCGCGCGGATGGGGCTCCGCCCGCCGCTCAACGTCAACCCGTCAGAGGTGGATGAGTGGGGCCTGTTCTCGGTGCGCTCGGACACGCAGGCCAGCTTCAGCTTTGAGGGTGGCCCCGAGTTTGCGATCACCGCTGTGACCGAGCAGCGCGTCGAGCCTTTCACCAACTACCCCAACCTCTACAACGGCCTCCACCTGATGGGCTTCAACGCCTACAGCGGCCAGGGCATTCAGGATCTGCGCTCGCTGTCGGTGTTTGTGCTCGAGGGCAAGAAGCTGCGCCGCCTGCGTGATGACGGCACCTACCCCAGTCAGCCGGACGGCTCGAGCAGCTACGCGCCCGACATCTTCCTCGACACCATCCTCGATCCACAGAACGGCATCGGCCGCTTCGCCAAAATCGGCGGCGTGGATCTTGAGGCGCTGGCGCTGGCGAAACGCTTCTGCCAGCGGAACAACCTCTTTATGGATGGCGTGATCGCAGACAAAGCGCCATGGCGTCAGTTCTGGGCTGAGGTGGCGCCGTTCTCGCTGCTCGAGCTCGGCCGAGTCGGCGGCCGCGAAACGCTGGTGCCGGCCGTGCCATGCGACAACGCCGGCAACATCACGCGCGAGGTGACGATCACCGCGCTCTTCAACCAAGGCAACATCTTGGAAGACAGCTACCGCGAGGAGTTCATCGATTTCGGCAGCAACGTCCAGGATCTGATCGCATCCGTGATCTACCGCGACACCGAGATCGACGGCACCTTCCCGCGCAACCGCAGCGTGGAGGTGAGCCGAGCCGATGCGACCGAAGCGAACGCCGTGCGGCAGACCTTCGATCTCTCCCAGTACGTGACCAACCGCAGCCAGGCGATCCTGTTCGGCAAGCTGCTGTGCAACCAGCGCCGCCACATCCGCCGCGCGATCGACTTCTCGACCTTCCCCACCGACAGCGTGCTGGAGCCCGGCTCCTACATCTACGTGGCGATTGGCGAGAACCAATGGGACCAGGTGACCACCGGCGTGGTGGAGGCTGGCGGCGTGCTCAACACACCGATCGGGCAGGTGCCAAACGGCAGCGGCCTGAAGGCGCTGGTCTACCAGTCCGGCAGCGCCGTGATCCAGGTGGACAGCGTGACGGTGAGCAACGGCACCGCCGCAGCCTTGACGCCGTATGTCGGCCGCCTCTTTGTGCTCGGGCAGACGATCACCCGCAAGCGGGTGTTCCGCGTAACCGAAGTGCAGATGGATGAAGAGGGGCAAGTATCCGTGAGCGCCATTGAACATCCGTGCGTGCAATCGGGCGCCCAGACCTTGAGCCTGATCGCATCCTTCGCGGATAGTGGGTTCAACATTCGCTAGCCTGACTTCAGACTGGGCCGCTGTTCATGGGCTTCTACACGGGCCGCACCGGCAAACTCGAGTTCTGGGATGGCTCGGCCTACAAGCCCGTGGCCAAAATCCGTGACTGGTCGCTCGAGACCAGCGTGGAGCTGCTGAGCACCACCGCGATCGACAGCACAGCGGCCACCTACACGCCTGGCCTGAAGTCGGCATCGGGCAGCGCCACGCTGCTCTACTACCGCCTTGAGGCTGGCGAGTCGGCGACCCTGACCGAGTTCACGGCGCTGCTCAGCAAAATCCAGAAGGTCGGCGCCGTCACCGAATCCGATCGCGTGAAGCTGAAGCTGCGCGTCGCAGATAGCGTCGCCGACGACATCGAGTTCTTTGCCTACGTCACCTCTGCGCAGGTGGGCGTCAGCACCGGCGAGCTGGTGGTGGTGCCGATCCAGTTCACTGTCGACGGCGACTTCGTAGCTGGCGGCGTGATCGCATGACCTTCTTCCTTGGCACCAAGGGCAACGTCAGGCTGCGGCGCGCCACGTCGGTGCTGATCAGCGCGCTGCAGGATCAGATCGATCCGGCTGACGTGAACACCAGCCTCAACCGGCTGAGCTTTGACGGCGCCGGCGAGAACCTGCTCACCGGTGACCGGGTGGACATCTCGACCACCGACGCGCGCGGCATGGTCTGCTTCACCGGCGCAGCATGGAGCAGCGGCGCCGTCGAGCCGAGCATCTCGGCCTACGTGAACGTGAACGCAGCCGGCGGCCTGCGCTTCTTCCCGACCTTCGCCGATGCGGTGAACAACACCCGCGCGAACGAGTTGGCGCTCTACGCCTTCTCCGGTGAGCCGATTCCGATCGAGTGCCGCGTGCGCGACGTGTCCTACAGCGTGCTGGGCAACGTGATTGACTACACGCTGGCCACCGATCGTGAGGCGATCGACACCACCACGCTCAGCGACAAGTTCCGGCAGATGTATTCCGCCGGCATTCTGAGCGGCAGCGGCTCGATCACATGCGCTTTCGACTACACCACGACCGGCGCCACTGAGTCGCCGCTGCTGATGCTGCAGCTGATCCAGCGCCTCGAGCTCGGCAGCGCCTTCGATTGCGCGCTCTACCTCACCGACAAGACGGTGGATGCTGGAGTGAACAACGTTTTCTACCAGTTCGATGCGATGGTCGCAAAGGCGGGCGTGGAAGTAAGGGCTGGAGACATCATCAATTGCACGATCGATTTCGTGACTACTGGTGAAATCAAGCTGCTGATCGGTTCGATCGAGGATTACATCCTCAAGGAGGACAACGATCGGATCACGGTGGAGCAGTCGCTCGACTTCCTGCTGAAAGAAACTGAGGACTAACATGGTCCTGAGCAGTGGTGCCCCTGGAGGCTGAGCCTTGGCAGACCAACGCATAACCCAGCTGACGGCGCTGCCCAAGGCATCGGTGGCTGCCACCGACGTGCTGCCGATCGCGGACGTTTCGGCATCGCAGACCAAGAAGGTCACCGCCAAGGATCTGGTGGATGCCGGTCTCGATCTGGTGGATGCCAGTTCGATCGACCTGGACAAGCTTGATCAGGCCAGCACCACGAAGCTCGGCACCGCAGCGCTTGCTGATGACGCAATCACCGCGGCCAAGCTCGCCGACAGCAGCTCGGTGGCGATCAGCAGCACTGCACCGACCACCAACAACTTCGACGGTCGCGGCTGGCTGAACAGCAGCACCGGCGAGCTGCAGGTCTACCGCTCCGGCGCCTATGCCGCTGTGGCGCCAGCGCTGGCTGATGGCTCGGTGACTACGGCCAAGCTGGCTGATGGTGCAGTGACCACCGCCAAGGCCAGCAACCTAGGCACCGCAGCGCTGGCGGATGGTGCTGTCACCTACGCCAAGCTTCAGGACACCAGCGGCAGCAACGTGCTGCTGGGCCGCGCAACAGCCGGCGCCGGTGATGTCGAGGAGATCACCTGCACTGCACAAGGCCGTGCGCTGCTCGATGACGCAGACGCTGCAGCACAGCGCGCCACGCTGGGGCTCGGCACACTCGCGACGCAGAACGGCACGTTCTCGGGCACACACAGCGGCACCACGTCCGGCACCAACACCGGCGACCAGACGATCACCCTCACCGGTGATGTCACGGGCTCCGGCACCGGATCGTTCGCGGCAACTATCGCAACCGGTGCTGTGGTTGAGGCCAAGCTGGCCAGCGATGCAGTCACTACCGCCAAGGTGGCTGATGACGCCATCACTGGCGCCAAGCTTGCCGACCAGTCGGCCGCCGTGGTCGCCGCATCCACACCGGCTGGCTCGGGTGCCTTTATCGGCCAGCAGTGGCTGAACACCAACACCGGCATCGAGTACACCTGGGACGGCAGCACGTGGGTGCGCCAAGCATCGCTGAGCACGATCAGCTTCAGCGACTCGAGCCCGCTCGCGTTCTCCGTCGCCTACCCCGACAACTACAGCGCCACGATCACCACCACGCTCGACACTCAGAGCGCGGCGCGTGTGTTCGCGGGTCCGGCCACCGGCGCCGACGCAGCGCCCACCTTCCGCGCGCTGGTGCCCGGTGATCTGCCTGATGCCACGGCCAGCACCAAGGGCATCGTGCAACCCGGTACCGGCCTGTCGGTCAGCAGCGGCACGCTGAACCACAGCAACAGCGCGACGGCCGGCACTTACACCAAGCTGACGATCGACGCGCAGGGCCACGTCACCACCGGCTCCACGCTGTCGGCTTCTGACGTGCCTGCGCTGGACGCGAGCAAGATCACCAGCGGCACCTTCGGCACGTCGTTCATCACTGACGACGCGGTGACGGCAGCCAAGCTGGCGAACTATTCGACCGCCAAGTTCGGCGAGGCGCTGCCGGTTGCCGACTTCATCGGTCAGATCTTCTTCAATCCTCTCGACGAAGCCTTTTTCCTGTGGGACGGCAACGTCTGGCAGCCGCTGGGCATCTCGGCCGGCTCGGTGATCTTCGCCGGCACCTACAACGCCACCACCAACCAGATCGCAACCGTAACGACCGAGGGATCCTCGATCGGTCTGACGGTTGGCAACGCTCTGCCGACCGCCAGCAGCAGCAACAACGGCTATTACGTGGTGGTTTCCACCGGTGGCACCGGTACCGCTCCGGCACCGACCACATCGCTGTCCCCGCCTGACTTGATCCTGTCCAACGGCTCAAGCTGGACGGAGATCGACGTTTCTTCCACCTACGTCGCGCAGGCAGCCAACAACGTCAGTTTCTCGCCGGCCGCCAACATCGGCAGCACCAACGTGCAGGCGGCGATCGAGGAGGTGTCCAACGAGTGCCGCAACGCCGACAACATCACCAGCGGCACGCTGCTGGCCAGCAAGGGCGGCACCGGCAACACCAGCTACACCAAAGGTGACCTGCTGGTGGCCTCCAGCAGCACAGCGCTGAGCAAGCTCGGCGTGGGCACCAACGGCCAGGTGCTGCGCGCTAACAGCTCGACAGCCACCGGCCTCGAGTGGGGCGCCGATTACGTGGGCACCGTCACCAACGTGTCGGGCTCCGGCGCCATCTCGGTCACCGATGGCACCACCACGCCTGCGATCAGCGTGGCAACAGCCTCCACAAGCGTGGCCGGTGTGGTGCAGCTGAGTGATTCCACCGGCACCACCAGCTCGGTGCTGGCTGCCACGCCCACCGCGGTGAAGTCGGCGTATGACCTGGCTGCTGCGGCGATGCCCAAGGCGGGCGGCACTTTCACCGGTGACATCACGCTCGGCGCGAACGTCGGCATGGTGTTCGAGGGCAGCACCGACGACGCGAACGAAACGCGGCTACTGGCGGCAGACCCCACCGCCGATCGCCTGATCTATCTGCCGAACGCAGACGGCACGCTGGTGCTCTCCGGCACGATCGTCAACGCCGACATCGCGGCCGGTGCTGCGATCAGCGGCAGCAAGATCGTGGCAGGCACCACCAGCGTGGTGGGCGTGGTGCAGCTGACGGACTCGACCAGCTCGACTAGCACCAGCACCGCGGCGACACCGAACGCGGTGAAGTCGGCTTACGACTTGGCGAACGCAGCGCTGCCGAAGTCCGGCGGCACGATGACCGGTGCCATCACGTTCGCGGCTGGGCAGACGATCACCGGCTACGCGGCACTGGCAACAGCGCAGAGCTTCACCGCAGCACAGCGGGGCAGCGTGGTGGCGCTCACCGATGGCGCGACGATCACACCGGACTTCGCGGCCGGCAACAACTTCTCAGTCACGCTCGGCGGCAACCGCACACTGGCCAACCCCAGCAACCTCACTGCTGGCCAGGCCGGCACGATCGTGATCACGCAGGATGGCACCGGCAGCCGCACGCTGGCCTACGGCAGCCAGTGGAAGTTCCCAGGTGGCACCGCACCTACACTCACCACAACGGCCTCTGCTGTGGACGTGATCGCCTACTACGTCGAGAGCGCCACCCGCATCACCGCCCGCCTGATCTCGGACGTTAAATGAGCATCCTGAACAACAGCCTGCTACTGGGCGCTGACGCGGGCGGTTATCAGATCAGCAGGTCGCTGCGGTTCAACAGCGCAGACTCGGCCTATCTCAGCCGCACACCTGCATCAGCGGGCAACAGGAAGACCTTTACCTTTAGCTGCTGGATCAAGCGAAGCAAGGCGGGAGATTTTCGGACTATTTTTTCCGCGGCGACTGATACCTCAAATCTTTTTATTATCAGATTCACAGATGCGGATTTGCTGGAAATTCGGTCTGCCACAGGCGGGAGCACCGTTTTTCAGCTTATTACGACACAGGTTTTTCGTGATTTCTCTGCGTGGTATCACATTGTTGTGGCTGTTGACACTACTAATGCAACAGGTGGCGACCGAGTAAGGCTTTACATCAACGGATCGGAGATTACTGTTTTCAATACAGACACTGTCCCAACTCAAAACGCCGACAGTTGGGCCAATAACAATGTTCTCCATGAAATCTGCAGGCAAGCCAACAACCCCAGCAACTACTATCAAGATGGATATTTGGCCGATGTTCACTTGATTGATGGCCAGCAACTAACCCCATCAAGCTTCGCCGAAACCAACGCCACCACCGGCCAGTGGGTGCCCAAGGCTTACACCGGCAGCTACGGCACCAACGGCTTCCGCCTCGACTTCAGCGATAACAGCGCCGCGACAGCGACCACACTCGGCAAGGATCGAGCGGGCTCAAACAACTGGACACCGAATAACCTCAGCGTCACCGCTGGTGCAGGCAACGATTCCCTCGTAGACACCCCGACTTCTTACGGCACCGACACCGGCGCTGGTGGGCAGGTGAGGGGGAATTACTGCACTTGGAATTCTCTGCGTAATGATCAGGCCGCTACGTTAAGCAACGGCAATTTAGAATTGAGCACCGCTGGCTCCACTAACCGCAACGGAACATACGCGACAATCGGAGTCACTACTGGAAAGTGGTATTGGGAGATTACTGCCGGCTCATTGTCAACAGATGGCTACAACATCGGGATAGCGTCCTCTAATAAAGGCTTAACAGATTCACTTGGTTCAACCGCTGAAAGCTATATCTACCTTAGCGACGCCAGTAAGCGTTTTAACGGTGTTTCAAGTTCTTATGGCGCTACATACACTGCCGGCGATGTTATAGGAGTGGCTCTTGATTTGGATGCGGCGTCTTTAACTTTCTATAAAAACGGAGCGAGTCAAGGAACTGCCTTCACAGGTATTCCTGTTAGATATTGGTTCCCAACTGTTTCTGATGACTCAGGAGGCGGTACATCCGGGTCAAGTGTTATCGCCAACTTCGGCCAACGCTCCTTTGCTTACACCGCTCCCAGCGGCTTCAAGGCGCTGTGCGATACCAACCTGCCAGCGCCCACGATTGCGCGTCCGAGCACGGTGATGGATGTGAAGCTCTACACCGGCAATAACTCCACCAACGCAATCACTGGGCTGGGATTCTCTCCTGATTTTATATGGATCAAAGCTAGGTCCAGCGCTCTTAATCACATCCTGTTTGATACAGTACGCACGCGAGCCTACGGATTGTATTCAAACCTTACCAATGCAGAACCTACTGCTAGCGCTGCAAACACAGATTTAGCAAGTTTTGATTCTGCTGGTTTTACGCTAGGTGGGAACTATAACTTTAACGTCAACGACAGTGGAGTATCCTTTGCCGCCTGGACCTGGGACGCCGGCTCATCAACAGTCACCAACACCAGCGGGTCGATTAGCTCGCAGGTGAGGGCTAATGCCAGTGCTGGGTTCTCGATTGTTACTTATACGGGGAATGGAAGCACTGGCGCCACTGTAGGCCACGGGCTTGGCGTTTCTCCTGGGATGGTGATCGTTAAGCGTAGAAACGCAGCGGGGGATCATTGGCCCGTTTGGCACACTAGCCTTGGAAACAATGCGGGTGCTTATCTTGACTTGACCAACGCATCATATTCGTCATCCGCTCATGTTCAGTCGGTTACTTCTACAACATTCATAGTTGGAACTGATACGGATGCAAATGCAAGTGGTGGCACCTACGTCGCCTACTGCTTCGCCCCAGTAGCCGGCTACAGCGCGTTCGGCAGCTACACCGGCAATGGCAGCACGGATGGGCCGTTTGTTTATACCGGGTTTAGGCCAAGGTGGATCATGGTTAAGCGAAGCGACGCAGCTTATGAATGGTGGGTATTCGATACCGCTCGAAACACTTTCAACGTGGTCGATAAGTATATCTCACCAAATAGCAGTGCATCTGAGTACACATTTAATATCCTTGACATTAACGCTAATGGCTTCAAGCTAAGAGATGGTAGTCAGGGTTGGAATGGATCTAGCGGAACGATCATTTGGGCGGCATTTGCTGAATCACCCTTCCAATACGCCCGCGCCCGCTAGTAGTGAACACGACTTCTGCCCCCGCTAACCTGACCACACGGACCTGATCGCCATGTTCATCCTCGACGGCCGCCCGCTGAGTCCTGATGTGCCCTTCGAGCACGATGGCATCAGCTACCCAGCCAACTGGCTCCGGCTTGCCACTCCCGAAGAGCGTGCAGCGATCGGCATCACTGAAGTGCCAGATCCTGCTCCCTACGACCAGCGCTTCTACTGGGGCTACACCGAAGACGGTGAGCTGATTCCCAAAGACCACACCCAGCTGGTGGAGCAGTGGACCCAGCAGACACGCACTACGGCCGGCACCATGCTCACCCCCACCGACTGGCTGGTGGTCCGCGAGCTCGACAACGGCACCGCGGTCCCCGGGGCATGGAAGACCTGGCGCCAAGCCGTCCGAGATGCTTCCGAGCTCAAAGTCAGCGAGATCGAACAGACCGTCACCACCGAAGAGCTGGCGGCATACATTACGGGCGCCGACTATCCGGTTTGGCCGCGTGATCCCAATGCTCCTCCTGAGCCTGCTCCTGCTGATGGGGTTCAGCCTGCTGTCGATGGCGAGGCAGTCTGATGGCGGTTAAGTCGAAGGCCGGCGTCGCTCGCGTCGAGCATCAGCCAGGCAAGCCCAAGCGGACCCGGCAAGGCCGATCGCTGCGCACCAAGCTCAGCGGCACCAGTCGGAACCCAAGACGAGCCAAGCGTTATCGCGGGCAGGGTCGGTAATGACGGCCCACGAGCGGGAAAACTGGCGCAAGATCAAGGAAGCGCTGGAAGCCGCGGGCAAAACCGACAACTGGTACTACAAGCGCGCCGTTGCAATCCTCGCCGGCGCGCCCGATCCTCTCGGCGATGGACCCAGCATCCCTGCTGGTTAGGATCCTTTGGTTGCAGGGCAACGCATGGAGCGAGAGGTTTCCCACGCTGAGATCTACAGAGAGCTTGGTGTGCTCCAAGGCAAGATGGACGCCATCCTGCTGAGCCAGACGCGAGATGATGACGAAAAGAAGAACATTTTCGATCGTCTTGGGAAGCTCGAAACACGCATGGCGCAGGTCGTACTTGTAGCTGTCATCGCAAGCCTGGTGCTGCCGCCCTTGGCGTCATTTATGGGCCAGCACTTACAGCTCAACCTCAGGCCAACGACTGCCGTCATCAACAGATAGGGCTAGCCTGAAGGAGACCAGCCATGCCCGGCAACATGGACCCCGATACCGTGGCGATCATCGCGATCGTCGTCGCTGCAGCCTCTGAAGCCATTGCGCTCAGCCCGCTGCGCGCCAACAGCATTGTTCAACTGGTGCTGCAGTTTCTGCGCCTTGCCTTCCCAAAAAAGCGCTGAGCGCCCGTGAGCAACGCCTCTCCGATCAGCCTCGAGCAGCTGTTCCGCTACTACAAAGCCCTGCCCCATCAGGCCGCGGCAATCGCAGAACTGCAGAACGACTTGCGCGCAAACGGCTACGACGACGCAATGCGTCGCGATAGGCCGTGGTTCAACACCTGGAGCCAAGACGGCAAGCAAGCTGATCTGGCGCCAGCGCTGAAGCTGATCAAGGAGTTTGAGGGTTGTCATCTCGAGGCGTACCCAGACCCGCTGCACGGGTGGGACGTGGCCACGATCGGCTACGGCACCACCCGTTACGGCGACGGCCGCAAGGTGCAGAAGGGCGACAAGATCAACGCCGTCGAAGCTGACATGCTTCTGCGCCAAGAGATCGACCGGATTGCGGCCAAGCTTGGCAGCACCGTGCCGCATTGGAAAGAGATGGGCGACTGTCAGAAGTCGGCGCTGATCTCGTTCAGCTACAACCTTGGGTCAGGTTTCTACGGCACCTCAGGGTTCAAGACCATCAGCGCTGCGCTGGCTGAGAAGCGCTGGAAGGATGTGCCGGCGGCCATGCTGCTCTATCGCAACCCCGGCACCAACGTCGAGGCCGGCCTCAAGCGCCGCCGCGAAGCCGAAGGCAAGCTCTGGCTGCAAGACATGGCCGAGATGCCCGCAGATCCGGTGCGCATCGCTGTGCCCTACTTCAGCCAGCGTGACAACGCTTCCGGCACCGGCTACCGCGAGTGCTTCTCCTCCAGCTGCGCCATGGTCTCGGCCTTCTACGGCAAGGTGAAGACCGACGACGAGTACAACAAGATCCGCTCGCAGTTCGGTGACACCATCGAGCCCACTGCCCAGCTGAAAACGCTGCAGTCGATGGGCCTCAAGGCACGCTTCATCCAGAACTGCACCGTCACGATGCTCGAGACTGAGCTGCGTGCTGGCAAGCCGGTCGCGGTCGGCTGGTTGCACCAGGGCACAGCAGCCAAGCCCACCGGTGGCGGGCACTGGTCGGTGGCGATCGGGTTCAACCCGACGCAGATCGTGCACAACGACCCCTACGGCGAGTGCGACATGATCAACGGCGGCTACATCAACAGCAACGGTGCTGCGATCGGTTACAGCCGCAAGAACTGGCTGCGCAGGTGGGAAGCTGATGGCGCAGGCACCGGCTGGGCGATGCTGATCTCACGGTGACGTTTTGCGACTGAATCTGCCGGCGGTGGAGGCCGGTCGGTAATTTGGGCCATCACCTGCAAGCCGCATGATTCTCCACGACCGCGAAATCCGCCGCTTCTGCGAAGAAGAGCGGATGATCGTTCCCTTCGATCTCGATCAGCTCAACCCAGCCAGTTATGACCTGCTGCTGGGCAACGAGATCATGATCGAAAGCGCCACCACCGATGAGCTGGTGCGTGTCGACATCAGTGAGCACAGCAAGGACACCCCCTACCTGCTGAAGCCCGGCCAGTGGATCCTTGCGGAGACATGGGAGACTTTCAACATGCCCGACGATGTGGCTGGATTGTTCTTCCTGAAGTCGAGCCGTGCCCGCGAAGGCCTCGAGCACAGCCACGCAGGATTTGCGGATCCGCAATGGAATGGCTCCAAGCTGACGCTTGAGCTCACCAATGCCCGTCAGCTGCGGCCGCTAAAGCTCTGGCCCGGCCTGAAGATCGGACAGATGGTGTTCCACCTGATGGCTGGCATTCCAGACATCTCCTATGCCGAAAAAGGGCATTATAATGGACAGGCCAGAGTGATGCCTTCGTATGAGATGGGCGGTGGTTGAGACCTCTCCCTCGCTAATAGTGAGCGAAAGCGGTGAGGTCGTAAGGCTCGCGAGCTCGCGCCGTGTTCAGGCCGGTGACGGCAGGCTGTACTGGGTCTCTATCAGTGAGAAGCGACTGCAAGCTCGTGTGACCGGTGCTGGCTACATGGCCGTGCAGACGAAAGAGCGAGGCAAGCGCAAGACCTTGTATGTTCACCGCTTAATAGCGCAAGCGTTTATCCCAAAGCCCCCTGACTGCAATGAGATCAACCACAAGGATGGAAACAAGACCAACAACGCCATTGAGAATTTGGAGTGGACAACTCACTCCGCGAATCTTCGGCATGCTTACGCAACTGGCCTGCACCCGGGCGCTTCAATGACCGCTGAACTCGTGCGAGAGATCAAGGCGCGGCTAAAAGCAGGCGACTCTGTTGCTGCGCTTGCAAGGGAATTTGGCCTCAACTACCAGGCCGTCAGGGGCGTCAAGTCTGGACGGAGCTGGGCTTGGCTATCGGAATCTGAAGCATGAACGTCAAACTCGTCCACCGCACCGACAACGCCGAGGCCCTGATCGTCCGCATGGCGCGGGTGTCGGCGCCGGAGAACGCCGACAACATGGAGACAGGGCCGCGGCTGCTGCGCTATTTGATCAGCCATAAGCACTGGTCACCGCTGGAGATGGCGTCCCTGTGCGTCCAGATTGAGACCGAGCGCGACATTGCGGCCCAGCTGCTGCGCCACCGGTCGTTCAGCTTCCAGGAGTTCAGCACCCGCTACGCGGTCGCTCAGCACCCGGTGATACCTGATTACCGTCGGCAGGACACCAGGAATCGGCAAAACAGCTTTGACGATCTTGACCACGAGCTGAAGCTTGCATTCGACAAGCGAACGCTCAACCTGTTTGGCGAGGTGCAGGAGCTCTATAGCGACATGATCGACGCCGGCGTAGCCAAGGAAACGGCTCGCCGGATTCTGCCCCTCAGCACCGCCAGCACCTTGTTCATGCATGGAACCTTGCGGTCGTGGGTGCATTACATCGAGCTGCGCACCGACGCTGGCACGCAGCTTGAGCACCGCTTGATCGCTGAAGAGATCAAAAGCATTTTCATGGAGCAGTTCCCCATAATCGGGGAAGCAGCCTTCGGGAAATGAGATTCGCCTCTCGCGACGGCAGTGTCACGTACGACGAGGGCCTCGAGACTGCCTTTGAGCTGTTTCGCGATGGTCGCATTCAGGATGCGGCCATGATGTTCCTCGTCTACGCCGACCCCGACGCGATTGGCATCGTCGGCGAGAGTGAATACAACGCTCTCGCCGCTCACTTCAAAGAAATGATGGCGTTTGTGAAGCTCTACGAAATGATCTGCGACGAGCTTGCGCAGCCACTGCTTAGCGAAGACGGGAAGCCGGCGTACAAGGTTGGTCCTGCTGCCGAGGGGTAGCGACAGCTTCGCCGATGCGCGCCACGGCAGCCTTAGCGGCGTCGTCGATCAGGAAGGCGTAGCGCGCCGTCGTCTGCGGTGATGTGTGCCCCAGGAGCTGACCGATCTGGCTGAGCGACACGCCCACCGACAGTCCGATCGAGGCGTAGGAGCGGCGCAGATCATGCACCAGCAGGCCCTGAATGCCGGCCAGCTGCAGCAGCTCCTGCCAGAGCTTCTGGTAGCCCACCAAATGCCCGCCGTTGTCGCCTGCGATAATCCATTCAGTGTTTGAGTTGCGTCTCAGCTCTCTCAAGATGCGAATCGCTGCAGGAGGAAGATGCACTACGCGATCTTTGCCGGTGCTGTTGCCGGTCTTGTGAGCATCAATCGGGATCACCAGCAGACCTGCTTCCTCGTTGATCCAGTCCCATCGGCCGCGGCATATCTCACCTACTCGGCAGCCAGTCAGCAACAGCAGCCGTATCAACTGGGCAAATCGCCAGCGCAGTGGCGTGGTGGCTATCGCGTCCAATGCGGCCTCCAGCCGCTGCCGCTCTTCGCCTGACAGGTAACGCTGCCGCTTGCGCTCGCCGTTGCCCGGCACGTTGGCGCAGGGGTTGGTGGGGCATAGGCCCCAGAGGATGGCGAGGTTGAATGCCTTGCGCAGAACGGCCAGCGTCCGGTTGGCCTGGGTGCGGGCGATGCCGTTGATCAGTTGCATCACCTGCGCGCTGGTGACGGCCTGGAGCTTGGTGGTGCCGAGCTTTGGCAGCAGGTGCGTCCGCCAGATGCTTTCGTAGCCGGCCCGGGTGGTTGCTCGCAGCTTGACGTAGTGGGCCGCTTGCAGTCGCTGGTACAGATCGGCCACGGTTGGCCCGCTGCGCAGCTCCTGTCGCTTGCTGGTGGGTGCCTCGCCACGAGCGACGGCTGCAAGCAGCTTGTAGGCCTCCTCTCGGGCCAGCGTGCGGCTGATGATGCCCACCCGGCCGATCTTGTGATGCTGCTGCTTGCCGCTGGGCTCGCGGTAGCGCAGGTACCAAGTTTCAACACCGCTGGGCAGCCTCAGGATGCCAAGGCCGGTAACTTTTGAGTCTGCAATCCATTCGCGCGCCATTCGCGCAGATCTCCGTGATTTCGCGCGACTCTGCGCGAACGAGCGGTAAAGCGCAAGAGCGGATAGATGTAATGAATCAAGACTTTGGGTAAGTTGCGGTAAAAAGCGTGAGATACTAAAAGTTGATTTGTAATCAGTAGGTCGGCGGTTCGAGTCCGTCCGGGGGCACCATTTAACCCAATAAAAACAACGCACTGCAGGCAGGCTGCCTGTAGCCAGCAACACCCAGTGGTGCCGTTCGCGCACTATTCGCGCAGCGGCAAATCCCGCAGTGATCCCAAAGAAAACCTTGCCCCACGGTGCGTCTCGCTACCGTCTGTGAAGACTTGGCCCGGTTCCACCGATGGCGAGCTACCTGCTTGAGGTGTCGGCCAAGGTCGTGGTGCATGCGGATGAGGACGATCTCGAGGAATTCATCGAGAACACCTACGCCCGCATAACTGAGTTCATCCCGTCGGACGAGCACATCGTCCACATCGAGCTGGATGCCTTTCCCCTACCCCAGGAGCCAGGTGGATCATCAGATCTCGGAGACGGAGCTGATTCCGAGGAAGGAGGCGAAGCTACGGTTTCGTGATCAGATCCTCCTGCGGTGGGACTACAAGTGCGCCTACTGCGATGAGCCACTGGGTCGATCAGCCACGCTGGATCACGTTGTGCCCAAGGTGAAAGGTGGCACCACTGAGAAGCGGAATCTGGTGGCCTGCTGCCTTGCGTGCAACAGCCTGAAATCGGGTCAGGACTGGCAAGAGTTCTTCCGGGCTCAACCGTTTCATTGCGGCCTTCGGGAGCAGGCAATCCTCGACTGGATCAGTCAAGGCAGGCAATAGCTGCTACGCTTGCGCCCTAGACCTTCTTCTGGAGAGTCTGGGCGTTCCCGTAGCGGCCGGCTGCGGGCAAAAGGCCAGTGGTGCGTGAGCCCTGGCCACCGGTCAACCTTTACAGTGACCACGTTCCCGCTCTGCTTCGGCATCGGGCAGTGCAGCGGTTGCAGGTGGCCTGTAACTGCCGCAGTAGCCGGCCCTCGGGAAACCGGGGGCTTGGTGCTGTCACTGCGCCAGCAGGTGATCAAGATAGAGCTCTGCCTGCCACATATCGCTCGAATACCGGCAGTAGCCGTGAGCGCAGCTGCGGTAGTAAATCTCGAATCCCGGCCGATCGAGCGTCTCGATGTAGCCGCCGTCGCGGTCGGTGCGGCTGATCACTTCCGGGTCGGACATGCCTTGAAGACCGAGCACTGCGCGGCGAATCTCCCACCAGTCTGCCGGGCCTCCGGCCAGCCGAACCCGCATTGTGCGTTAATCCCCTCCCAGTGGATGCACTGCCAGCACATCGGGCGATCGTCGACACGCTTGCTCAGCTTGCGCTTGAGGTCGGAGTAGATCCGCTCAGCCCTGAAGATCGCCTCTTCGGCGTTGCTGGTCTCAAGACTGGCTTTTATCTGCTGTTCTGGGCTGCCACCAAGCTTGATGCGGACATGCCAGACGGAGCGCTCAAGGTTGAGCACCATCCGCCCGGCATGAAACCGCATCATCCCCATAAGGCTGCGTCGATCTTGCGACGGAATTCTTCAAGGTTGCCATCATTTTGAATGACGACATCAAATCCGCCCCAGTCGTCGAGCGCACCTTCCGAAATGTGGTCGGTGTCGCGTACAGCTGATGTCCGTACAACCTTCCACATCTGACCGCCAGCCCCCTTGACCGCCTGCGCCTCGTTGAGGAAGCGCACGTCGTCGGTCACCACCGTGTCAAACGTCTTGATCCGAGCTTCCCAGCACCGGATCCAAATGTCGTCAGCGATGCACTGGCGACCGAACTCGGTGCCGAGGCGCTGCAGCAGCTCGCGAGCCGTGCAGCCGATCTCTGGCACGTGGCGATGCTTGTCGACCCACACCAGCTTCAGGGCTTCATCCTCCCGGTAGCCAAAGCTGCCGAGAAAGGTCACCGCCATCCGCTTCAGTGGCTCGGCAAACGACACCGGCTGGAAGCCTTGGTGAACGAGCACAGTGGCGGCATGCGTCTTGCCGGATTGCGGTGCCGGGCTGTAGATCCCGATCAGCTGCTGCGGCCGGTCGCGGTCGTAGTCGTTGTTCATCGATCGAATGCTTCTGGGTCAACTTGGCGCGCATGCCACCAAGCGTCACGGGCCTGCTCAGCACCGCGCTGGGCGAATTCCTGCCAAAGGCCGGTGTAGGTCATGCGCAACGGGTGGCCGGCGGGCAGGTTGTCGCGACCACTCTGTTCGTAGAGGTAGTCGAGATAGTCGGCCTTCTTCTGTTCTTCGCGGGGGTGGCAGTCAAACATCGTGTCCAGCAAGCGAGCGTGCATAGGCCATCGCCTCCGAGTGTGTCTCGAAGGTTGGCCCCCAGGTAACAATGGCGCCGTCAAAGCACCACGGCTGGAACGCTAACCCCAGTCCGCGATCAACAGGATGAGCGCCGTAACAGGGATGGTTCTGGCCTCTCCAGGGTCCTTGCTCAGAGTGAATCACCATTGTCCCTCTAGGCCAAGCACTTCAACGTGGCATGTCGGGTGCAATTCGGTCGCCATCCAATGGGCGTTGGTGGCGGAGACGGCATAAGTCAGCCAGATCCACGTCGAGCCATCTTGGCGAGTGAGGCGGATCCGGTAGTAGCCAACGGTCATGGCAGGATCTTTTTGCAGAGACAAATGATCGCGATGCAGATCAGCCAGTAGGCACCGGCGAGGTAGAGAGCTGTTGAAAGAGTCACCACAGATGCCGGTTTGCCCAGCTGATGAGTTCGGATCGGATGAATGGTCCCTGCGGTTCTGCTCCCGGCAGCTGCAGGGTGTAGGTCGGCATGTCGCCAGGTTGGCGCTCGAGCTGGCTGCCGCGGCGCCTGACGGCGTAGGCGATCAGCTTGATGGTGCGGAAGCGGGTGGGCATGTCAGTGTTGGGCTCCCCAGCGGGCAAGGACATTGCGGGCGAACACGATCAGCGCGGCGTTGGCCGGTGAGCAGATCTCCTCGAGCTTGATCTTGTCCGGGTGGCAGGCGGCGGCCAGCCTGATATGGGTGATGAGACCGGAGGCGATGGCTTCCTCAAAGAGTTGGGCGTCGCTCGGAGATGTGGCAAGCGGCCGCCACTCTGCGCCGTCAAACACCTCTATTTCGGTGAGCCAGTCAAAGCCGGGCCGCTTGACGGTACGCATCTCACCGATGATGGGCTCAGTCATCGGGCGGAGCCTCCAGAGCGCGGCGGATGATGCCGTCAGGGTCGATGTAGTCGTTGCACCGATCAAGCGCCTGCTCCTTTAAGGACAGCGGCTTCGGACGCATTGCCTCCCGCAAGGCATTACCAGGAGGCGCAATAGTCAGACTTTGAGTAAACAGCGAGTGAGCGTCAAGCCATTTTGCATCCTGTTCTAACTGTTGATCAGCACCGGCGGCGTAAGCGCGAGCAAGAGCCTCGCTCGTACTAATTTCATACTGATCAATGCCTAATTCAAGTTGTTCTATTAAGTCACTTAATGCAGTAACTGAGTGCTGGTTAGTCAATGAGCTGCTCCATTTGTTTTTCCATGTGATCTGCCCATGCCAGCAAATCACTGGCGCGGACAAGTTGCTCGCCGGTATCAGCCACCCGCCAGTGGACTGATGCAGTGTCACGAAGGGCTTGATCGATCACCTTGCGAACAAGAAGGATTGTTGCTCGACGATGAAGCTGATGAGTTACCGTGTCAGTGACAGAGGCCGGTTCCCTGTCATCGGACACAGCCGGTCCATCTGGCTCAGCTAAGGCGGCATGGGCAATGTCAGTCCACTGCTGAAACACAACTTTGTAGCGGTGCGGCCAGTCGGCTTTTTTAAGGCAGTCGGTTAATTCGACGCACAGTGCTCGGAAGTCGGTCATCGGTTAGTGCTGCGTCGGAGGTTAAGCGGCGGCGGTCCGCTTGGGCGGTTGGTGTTCTCGTGGTTGATGCTGCGGCGCCAGTCGGGGTCTTGGTTGCGAGGCTTGGTCAAGACCCAACAAATGCGAGCGCCGAAGACGATGCCCGTGGCGAATCCCACGGCCCATGACATCACGGGGTCAGTCATCGAGCGCCTCCAGTGCGCGGCGGATGACTGCCATGGCCGTCTGATCATCCGTGCCAGCCTCAACGGCAGCCCAAGCCTGCAAGGCTCGCTCCTTCAAGCTCGGCGGCTTGGGGCGGCGGAGGCGGCGTAGTTCAGCGCCCCACTCTCTGCCGTGCCCGATCTCACGCTCAACCCACTCACAGCACGCCTCCAGCTCTTGATCAGCACCCCAGCGGGCAAAGCGCGTGGCGATGAACTGCTCATAAGTCATTTCCGCCGGGGTGGATGGATTGCTGCGCAGAAAAGCCTGCACTAGCTGCGGCGGCGGAGTGATCAGGTGGTCAGTCACGCCTCCACCTCCGACGGCATCAACATCTGCCGGATCCGGGCAGCGGTAAACGGCCCGCGGGAGATCCGATTCCAGATCACCTTCATGGCCACCACGGCCTCCTGGTCAGCCATGCAGCTGCCGCATTCGTCCAACGCCCTGCTGACGGCCTCATGCGTCTCGCGGTAGAGCACCGGGTCGGTCTGCATCAGTGCATCGCGCCAGGTGGCAACCTCGCTCAGCGCCTGCATGCCGAAATTCTTCAGCTGCATCAGCTCTGCCGAGCTGGCCATCATGACCTGCTCAGCAGTGAACAGGCCACCACGAAGCAGTGCGTTCTGCGTGCGGACTGACATGTACTTGGCAGTCTCCGGCACCAGCCGGAAGTCGTCTTCAGTTGGGTGCATTGATCGAATTCAGGTGATCGATGAGGTCTTGGCGGGTGGGCCACATCGGGCGGCCGTCGATCTTGCGCTCCATCTCGGCAACGGCGCGATGGATCCCTTTCAGGAACCAAAACCGGCTGATCGCGGCCACCTTTGGGGCCTGGCTGAGCAGCTGGTCCCAGATCCTGTCCGGGCAGCTGTCCCAGTCAATGTCATCACGCACGGTCATCCACGGGCTCAGTGTTTCGTTCAGTGTCATCGCCCGGATCGAGCCATTCGATGAGGTTCCAGAAGGGGCCGTATTCGGCAAATGCTTTGGATTTGGCATCAGCGAAGCTTGTGGCGGTGACGAAGTCGTAGACGTTCGACTGAGGGATGGTGAAGTGGTAGTGGCGTTCAGTCATTCGCAAACAGGGAACGATCCAGCAGCAGGGTGATGGGCGATCTTGCAGCTGGTGGCATGGTCGTGAACGATCAGCGCGATCGTGGCGACGGGGAGCAAGAACAGGAGAAGGCGCTTCATTTGAAGTGGGTTGGACAGGTCAATGATGCCGGGCGGCCCGGCGCAAAGCGTGAGGGTTGTCACACTTCGTAAAAACTGCAGTCAGCCGCGAAGCTGGTGCCCTCGTCGAGCGGGTCCGGGAAGCCCAGTTCGCAGCCGACACCGCCCCAGTGCTGGCATTCGGTGCAATCGCGCCACTGCGGCCGCCGCTTCAAGCTCGGGAACACCTTCGTCCAGGTCTTGCCAGCTCGGATCTGCTGAATCGCCTGGCGCGACACACCGAGCTCGGCGGCCAGAGCAACGTCCGAGGTTTGCCGATCGGTCAGCGCGCGGCGGACGTGCGCCAGATCAAGCTTCTTTCGTCTTGGCTTGCCAGGCCCGCGTCGCCGCCGGCGCTTCTTTCTGTCAGGCCCGAACACAGTCCAGCGCTCACCGCAGTCACTGCACTCCCACCGGCGACGGATCAAGCCATCGGCGCGGGTACGTGTTTCACGGACAAAACGGTTGTTGTGCTCACAGACAGGCGTGTCTAGCGTTGATGAATCATCGCTGTTGAACTCCATGACGTTTGGTAAATGGCTTCAAGCTGAAATGACAACGGAAGAAAAGTGGGCAGTAGAGACAGTTGCGCGCAAAGAAGACGCTCGCACTGCAATGCTTTACCGCCTGTGCTGCCAGCAGCAATTTCAGCTTCAGCAGGCGGTCAATGAGATCGCCCGCTTAGAGCTGATGCTGATGGATCACTCAAAGAGCTGAACGGCCTGCTCGTAGGTGGGTGCCTGGACGTGCCGGCTGAGCACCGTGCCATCTGGCTGCGGCATCTCCACGACAAAGGTCGGCAGCTCGTCGCGCCAGAGGCGCATCAGCTCGTTGACTTCATCCACCAGCGTTCCAGCTTGCTCATAGGTCCAGCCGCGGCGGGCGACGTTGAAATGGGCCAGTGTCTCGATGCGATCACACCAGCGGATCAGCGTTACGGCATCCGGCGTCACTGGCGGCGACAGTTGCTCGCGATAGATCTCGCGCAGGCGGGTTTCGGGGTAGGTCATTTGCGGTTCAGGTAGTAGGTCCAGTCCTTCTTCAGGCCGCCGAATTCGTTCAGATCACCAACGGCAGTCTTCTTGCCGCACACATCACAGCAGCGCAGCGTGTAGGTGGCAATGTGCGTCGCAGGACCGACGAAGCGCTCGTCGATGTAAAAGCCACCCAGCTTGCGGCCGCAGGGTTGGCAGAGTTTCTTGGGAGTCTTCATTGCTTGGCTTGGTTGTAGCCCCACTCTGCAGCCTGGAAGGCGACATGAAATGGGATGGCTTCGGCGTCAATCACGCCTTCATGCACCATGTCGACTGCATCTTCGACCCAGTGCTCAATCAGTTCGAGGGGTGGTTCCATGGTCAAGGGGTGGGAGTGGGTCTGCCTACTGGGCTTCAAGCACGCAACCTGGCTAGCAGGTCTGCCGTTTTCTCAGCCAGCTTGCAGTAGCTGGTTCCCTCATCGCTGGAAACGATGTGCGGGCAAGTGGAGTTGGGTTGTTCAATCCAGTTGTCTAAAGCCTGTTGCAAAGCTGTGAATTCTTCCCAGGTCATGGAAAGGGACTGGTGGCCTCGGCTTAGATGAATGTCGAAGCCTTCACTATTTGTCCATTCTGTGACTTCGAGGAAGTCATCACCCTTTCTATCAATGTTGTAGTTCTTGAGTTCGACAAAGCGGCAGGTGCGCTGAGATTCTTTCATGGCGTTACTGGGCTTCAAGTTCATTAGCGATGGCGTCTATGAAGTCCATCGCAGCACGCCAACCAGTGTCGTACTCATCGGTGGTGTTGCCAGCGGCACCGTGACCTGCAGCAGCACGCAGGGCAGCGATGAGCGCTTGATGCCTAGTGCCTGCCCATTTGGAATCAAAGGCATCTTTGACTGCCTGAGCAGCAGGTGAAAGTTCACTCATCGGCGTGCTTCCAGAAACCCTCTGGCTGATGCTTGCGCAGAAACTCCACTAGCAAGCGGTGCGCTTCTCCTGCATCCTCGATGAATTGCCCTCGGTAGTGGAAGCCTTCGGCGTCGATGCGGATGACTTCATCGGGAGCAGGGCCTGAGCGAAAGATGATGCTGTTGGTTGGTAGGGTCATCAGGGGAGATCAGTTGATCGGACTACTGGGTTAGCGGCGGAAGCGGTTCTGCATATCAATCCAAACCAATAAAGCAAACCGTGTGGCTGCTGAAAGCATGACAATAGAGAGTGTCAAAACAAGCGACCAAGCAAGAACAGCGGTGGCAAGTCCTGGTCCGGTAAGTGTTTCAGTCATGGCGGTAGTGGGATGGACTAAGAAGCCGAGCGAATTGCGTGAATAGCAACCGCAAGGCCGAAAGAAATCCACACGAAGTAGATGGCTGCCCAGTACGGAGGGCCGGAGCGGTTCATGCCGCCACCTCCACCTCAGCGCCAGGCCAGCGCGCCTGCGCATAACGCACTGCCAGCTTCTGGCTTTCGGCCATCAGCGTGACCTTCATTGGCCGGCTTTTGCCCTGCCTCACCAATAGCGCCACCGGCTTGGCGCGTTCCGGCTTGGCCGGCCGGCTTACGCCCGGGCCGAAGCTGCCAGCTGGGTGTTCATGCCACTGGAAAGTGAGTGGTTCGCCTTTCATAATCTTGAGAGTCCAACGATGAGATTGATGAGCTGGATTGCAATGATCGCGATCAAGATCAGCTCGTGACGGCGAAGCATGCGCTTCACTTCTATCACCTGCCGCAACAGCACCAGTGACTGATTAACGTCCATCGCTTTTTCGCACATTCGCGACAGCCTTGCGCATGTTGCCCGCTAGCTCCTCTTGGCCGTCAATCGTGGCCATGTCGGCCGCGGCGAGGATGCCGGCTTCGAAAGCGTCGCGGATCATGCGCTTCTCTATTTCAGTGGGGCGCTTGGCCCGGCTGAACAGCCACACAACCAGCTGCCCCGCGACCGAGCCGGCAATCGCAGCGCCAAAAATTTCAAGGGGTGTCATCAAGTCCTCCTGTGTGGGACGGGCCTATCAAAGCAAGCCGGGCGCCATTGCACCCGACCACTGTTGCAAATCTTCATGGTTGGTAGATCTGCTCGAACTTTTCGCGCTTCAGCCACGCCTGAAGGTCGGCCTCAGCTGCCTCGTGTGCGTCGTTTTCGACTTCCTCAAGCACACCAGGCCCCAGCTCCTCCTTCAGCAGCTCCCGCAGCCGGTCGTGCCGCAGCTGCTGAAACTTCTCGCGCTGCTTCTCGTACAGCGACTTGCGCACCTTCAAATCCTCGACGCCCTCCAGCTTGAACAGCCGACGGCGGGCCTCACTGGCAAACACGATCGTGATCCGGCGCTTCTTCCGTGCCTTGTGCATCCAGTCCCGATCGAACGGAATGCCGGCGTCGTACTCGAGCCGCTGCGCTTCTTGGATGGCGTCATCCATGCCCTGGACGGCCATCGTCAGCTCAACGTGCAGCTGCCGGACCTCGTCGAGCTCCATGTCCCAGATCTGCTTCAGCGTGATCTGCCGGTCGAGCTCACGGCTCGGAAAAATCAGTGTCATGAGGTAACGAATTGAACGGGATCAAGTTGGACCTGCCACTCGCCCAGTAGTCGGTGGTGGCTGGTGCGGCGGCCCAGGAAGTTTTGGAGCGACCTCTTGTCGACGCCAAACCGCTTGGCTGCTTCCTGCTCCTTGCCAAGCAGCACCTCCACTCGGCGGGCAGCGTTGGCGCGCAACACCCACCGCGGAAATTGTGTCGCTGGATCTGGTGATCGGTTGTCCCAGTCGGCGACCCACCAGATCAGCCGACCCTTCTTTTTCCAGCCCTCGTACTGAACTAGCCCAAGGGCCTGTAGCCGCGAGAACGACTGGACGGTCGCCCTGTCGCTAAGGCCGAGCCAGCCTTGAAGGTCGTCGCCGGTGTAAAGGCCCGGCCCGAGTGCCTGCAGCTGCAAGAGCGTCAGGACAGTCTCAGGCCGGTGCTGCCGGCGTAGATCAGCGATCCATGCCAGGCGGCTGCTCATGCCTAGAACGGGATCGAGTCGTCATAGACAGGTGCAGGCGGCGCCATCTGCTGCTGGAGCGGAGCAGGCGGCATCTGCTGGGGCACCTGGGCGTAGCCCTGGCTGGCCTGCGCATAGCTGTTCTGCTGCTGCATGGGCGCGGCGGCCGGCTGGTCGTCACCGCGGGACTGCCAGCTCTCCACCGAAGCGTTGCGAATCACAACAGCCTTCTTCAGCTCGCCGGTCTGCTTGTCGTTCCAGCTTTCCTCTGCCACCTGGCCAGTGACGCAGACACTGGCGCCCTTCTTCAGGTAGTTGGCGACATACTCAGCCTGCTTGCCCCAGATCTCCACCTTCACCCAGAAGGCGGGCTGATCTTGGCCCTGCTTCTTGGGCTGGCGGACGGCCAGCGAGAACTTCGCGACCATTTGGCCAGACTGCGTGGTCTGAAACTCGGGGTCGCGGCCGAGATTGCCAGTAAGGGTTCCGTTGAACATGATCAGTTCGCTTTGGGTTGGCAGATGATGAAGCAGCCCAGGCCGTCGCGACGCTTGCGCACCGAATAACGGCGGCTCAGCTCACGGCGGCTCAGATTGCCCACCACCTGGGTGATGGTGCCGGGCTTGTACTCGTCGAATCCGACTTCGACGGCCTCGCCAGGCTCGAGATCAAGAATCTCGCTTCGCAGCGGTGCAGTCTTCGACTGACGGCCAGCCTTGGCGAGTGCTTCTTCAGCGGTGATGCGGTTCATTTGTCCTGTCGTGGGTTGTTGGGAAAGCCGCGCATGTTGCGCTGCTCGAATTGAACAATCTCATGGATTGGATAGAGCACTCGACCGCCGGCTTTGAACCAGCGCGGACCACGTTGCTGCGAACGCCAGTTGTCCAGCGTGCTGAGACTGACGACATTGCGCCAGCGCTCAGCGAGCTCACGTGGGGTCAAGTACGTCTCACCAGACTGCATCATCTACCACCTCCTCAGATGCCTTTATTTCCTGGATTTTGCCGTTCAGGTCTTCAACGATCGACGGCTGTTCGGTTACTTGCACTTCTTCAATTTCAACGACTTCTTCTTGAGTCTTCATGCCAACCAGGAATTCAGGCACATAGAGGCGTCCCCAAAACGCAGCAGCACGATACCGGATCATGAGATCCGGCATTGTCTGCCACTTAGACCCTGATTTCGTCGCCCATCCTTCGCGCTTGGCCATAGCCATGGTCACAGCAGGACCGCGCAGCTCCTTCCCTGTTGCGATCTCGGTCGCGTAGGCAAAGCAGCTCAAAGAATCACCTTCTCCGCTGATTGTGTAATCCAGCGGAGTGAATCTCCCGCACCCATTGATCATCGCGATGATGAACTGGGACGACCAGCTAGGGCGGCCATGAATAATGTGCAAGTTTTGCATTACCTGCAGGGGCGATAAATTCATTCGCCCGGCAATCTCCATTGCTACCAGCGTGTTTGCCAGTCCTTGTTGTCCTTGGTATTCCTTGGGCACTAAAGCGCTGCTCGCCAAAGCTTTCGCAATGCGCTGAGCGTTCTCGAACTGTCGAATCCCAGTAAAGACACCTTCCGACTGGGTTACCGCAAGGGAAGTTGACTGTTCAGGCATAATCAGAAGCCTTCAATTTCAGTGATGGGTTGGTCAGAATCGTCTTGCAGCCATGTCGGAACTGCTAGCGATTGGATTTCGTCGCCGTAGCCGGGCCACTGATTCGCAGCACGACATGTGGCGAGTTGACGCAGGTCTTCCTGCGCCTCCCGCAGGCCGCGTTCGAGCAGTTCCGCCGGCGTAGCGTACACCGCCACTGCATAGGGCGGCTTCTTCTCGACAGCCAAAAACAAGAACTGCTCAGCCTGCAGTGACTGACTGTAGAACGCAGCCTGCACGTGGTAGCGATACTTCATCACCGAGCGCAGGAACCCACGAGGGCTTGCGTCGTCGGTGGTCTTCACGTCAGCGATCAGCCGGCGATCGTCGCTGTGCCAGTCAGGCCGGCACTTGCAGTTCTCGCCAGTGGTCTCATCAGTCCAGAAGTAAGACTGCTCGCACTTGCCCGGCAGCCGCAGGATCGTCCGCGCCGCAGGGTGGCGATGCACCGCCTGGGCCATCGCCTCGATGTGAGCAGCGTCCTCGGCCTTCAGCACGGTCTTGCCGCCGGCTTCGTCCTCGAAATCAGCCCACCGCAGCTTGCCCTCCTTGGTCCGGCGGTCGATGCCTTCCGGCGCCACGATGTACTCGTCGTTGAACAGGTGAGGTTCCAGCACCCGCGTGTGCAGCGCTGAACCCAGCACCATGGCCGGGGTCGGTGGCTCGATGATCCGGTCTGGATTCAGGTACCGATTCCAGAAGTGCAGCGGTGAACGCCGGATCTGGTCGAGACCTGATTTCGAGACCTCTGGCCGAGCGTGATACTCCGCGTTGGTCAGTCCCATAGGCTTAACTTGCGTCTGTGGATCGAAGCTTACCGCTGTTTCCCGCACCTTCACGCCTCCCTGTCGCACTTCTTCACACTTCACGGGAATTCCCGGCTAAGTGCTTATTATTGCTGTGTTTTTTCACTTATCCCTTGCGGACCACTTAGGTCAAGACGATGCTTCGACCCCGTCAACAAAAAGCGATTCAGGATGTCCGGCAGGCTTATCGGGCCGGCTACAGGGCGCCGCTCCTTTGCGCAGCAACCGGTTTCGGCAAAACCCACACCGCTGCCGAAATCATCAAATCAGCCGTTGAACGCGGCAACGATGTCTGGTTCCTCGCTCACCTGCGCGAGATCCTCGACGACACCGCCCGCCGTCTGGACAGCGCCGGCATCGAGCACGGCTTTGTCATGGCCGGCATGCCACGCAATCCGTTCAAGCCGGTGCAGGTGGTCTCCGTTCAAACGGCCGTTCGCCGGCCTGTCGTGCGCAAGCCCGGGCTCATCATCATTGATGAGTGCCACCTAGCCGTGGCTGAGACGTACCAAAAGGTGCTCGATGCAGCTGGTCGCCCGCCGGTGCTCGGTCTTACTGGCACGCCCTGTCGCCTTGATGGCCGCGGCCTTGGCGAGCTCTTCGACACCATCATCCCCACCTGCTCCACCGGTGATCTCATCGCCGAGGGGCTTCTCGCTCCCGTCCGCTATTACGCCCCGACCAAGCCAGACTTAACCGGCATCCGCTCCCAAGCGGGTGACTTCGCCCTCAACCAGCTGGCCGAGGCCGTCGACAAGCCCTCCATTATTGGTGACGCCGTTGCTCACTACCGCAAATACGCCCACGGTCGCCGCGCAGTCGCCTTCTGCGTCAACATCAAGCACGCAGAACACACAGCTGCTGCCTTTGCTCAGGCCGGCTACCGCGCTGTCGCAATCTCCGGCAAGTCGACCCGCGAAGAGCGGCAAACCGCGCTAACCGGGCTCCGCCAGGGCACCATCGACATCGTGTGCAACTGCGCGCTATGGGTCGCCGGTGTCGACTGCCCCGAGATCGGCTGCGTCATCCTGCTCAGGCCGACCAAGAGCCTGACGATGTACCTGCAGTCCGTTGGCCGCGGCCTGCGCACCGCGCCGGGCAAGCCCGACCTCATCGTTCTCGATCACGCCTCTTGTGTGTTCACCCACGGCATGCCGCAGGATCCACGCGAGTGGACGCTCGATGCCAAGCCCAAGAAATCAAGCAAGGCCCCAGCTGTCACCGAGTGCCCCAGCTGCTACGCCTGCCACCCGCCGGCGCCGGTCTGCCCTTGCTGCGGCCATGAGTACCGCCGCGAAACGGTGGCACGTGGCCCTGAGCAGGTGGACGGCGAGCTGGTGGAGCTTGATGCCGAAACACTCCGCCGCGAACAGCGCCGCGAACAAGGCAAGGCGCAAACGCTCGAGGAGCTCATTGAGATCGGGCGGCGGCGCGGAATGAAAAGTCCCCACGGGTGGGCAAAGCATGTGCTGGCCGCCCGGCAACGCAAGCAGAGGGCAGCATGACCATCGGCGATCCCAACCTCACCGAGCGCGACTGGCATACGCATCCGGGCCAAGCGCATTTCGCTGACCCGTCCATCGGCGCCACCTGTAAGCAGTGCGAGTTTCTGACACCTCGCCCCTACGTGCAGATCAAGCGCTTCTACTGCGCCAAGGCCAAGGCCATGGCCGGCAACTGGCTCAAGCCGATCCCTCAGAACGCCATCGCCTGCAAGTATTTCTCGCGGCGCTCATGATGGACCCAGCGCCCTGCCCCGAGACGTGTCCAACCAGGAAACCGAAGTCCAGCAGCGAATCCGCCTCGCAGTTGGCACTCTTCCCGGTTTCCGCGTCTGGCGAAACAATTCCGGCAAGCTCCCCGACCCTCGCACCGGCAGGTGGGTGCAATTCGGGGTCGCATCACCAGGGGGGTCGGATCTCATCGGCTACAGGTCCATCACCATCACGCCCGACATGGTCGGACGCACCGTCGCCGTCTTCACAGCCATTGAAGTCAAGACGGCCACTGGCCGAGCCACGCCAGAGCAGCGTCGCTTCATCGATCACATCCGCACCGCCGGCGGAATCTCTGCCATCGTCCGCACCACAGCTGAAGCGCTGCGAATCGCAACAGAGCCCTTCCGAGGTGTCTGACGAACTGCAACGCTTCTTCCGCAAACTCGTCGAGTGGTTCCCGGAGCCGACCGACGAGGAGATGCTCCGCTGTCGCCAATGACTGCTATGCTTCGACCGTTCACACACAGTGACAAGACTGTGACAATCAGACCGATTGAGACCCGCTACGCCGGGCATCGCTTCAGGTCGAGGCTCGAGGCTCGCTGGGCGGTGCTGCTCGACAGGCTCAACATCCGTTGGCTTTACGAGCATCAAGGCTTTGAAACACCTCTTGGCCCCTACCTGCCCGACTTTTGGCTACCGGAGCTCAACACGTTCCTGGAGGTAAAGCCGGGCATCTGGAGCTCGGATGAGGCCTACAAACTCGAGCAGCTCATAAGGGCCCAGAAGGCTTATGGCGCCTTCGGACTTCCGTTTGACAGCGACCAGATTGTTTCCAGCCTTTATCCAGTTGACGAAAACTTTGAGCGCCTGCACCCATGGCCAGCCGCTCTGCCTCGGCCCGCGTCTTGGGATTCGTTTCCATTACCAAAAGCCGCATCGATCGGGTGGGACAACATTTGTTGTCCTGCTTGCGGTGAAGATAACGTCCATTTCAAGCCGCCTCAATACCTGACTGGCGACTATCCACACCGCCACGTTCGAGATCGCGGGCCTATTACAGCAATTCCCATGTGGAGCGAGAACTGCGACCACCAATGGGAGCTGGTGATCGCCTTCCATAAGGGTTCAACGTCGATGCAGTTTTGCCTACCTCACGATCGCAACACATCGCCGCTTGAGCTAGCCCTTGAGGGACCTGGTGGTGCCGCTGCTGTCGCGGCCGCACGCACAGCCCGCTTTGAACACGGCGAAACCCCATGACCACCCCCAACCACCAGCGCCTCGTAGCGCTCGTTCGCGCCGATCAAAAGGCCTGGCTCCAGTCCAAAGTCACACCGCTTAGTTCGCTTGCAGACGTGGTCCGCGAAATCATCGATCAAGCCATTGAAAATGACATCCGCAAACAATCCTGATTTTGACGCCGCACGCCAGTTCCTAGCTGCGCTCGGCAAACCCAAGGGCGCTATCCGCTTGCGTGGCTTCTACGCGAAGACCGATCCACGCAAGGCCGACGACAAAGGTCGAAAAGGCGCCCCCACTAAATCCCTAATGGAAGAATGGGTCGCGGATCGTCGCGGCGTCTATGTCGTGATCAACAACGGCGGCGACAACGACGCCGACATCACTGAGTGCATTGCGTTTTTCATCGAGTGGGACGACAGACCCAAGGACTGGCAGGTCACCGCTTGGCGTGAATACGGCCTCCCCGAACCAAGTCTTCAGGTCGACACCGGCGGTAAGTCGATCCATAACTATTGGATCCTTTCTGAGCCCGTGGACGCGGTGCGCTGGAGAGCTGTTCAAACGCGGCTGATTGATTACACCAAAAGCGACGCACAGCTGAAAAATCCTTCGCGGGTCATGCGCTTGCCCGGCATGCCAAACGCCGCGACCGGGGTGCCCGTAGCAATCATCCATCAAACAGAGGAGCGCTACACCGTTGACCAGATTGAGGCTTGCATCCCTGAACCAGATCCGGTCTTGGCGGCATCGCCAGACCCCCGCATCGAACGAGCCCGGTCCTTCACCGATTACGAAGCCCAAGGGCTCGACGAGATCCAGAAGGCCCTCTCCTGCATCCCGCCTCGGGTGCCAGGTAGTGGCACCTACCCGATGTACCGCAACATCCTCTGGGGTCTGATGAAGGCCTGCGAGGAGGCCGGCAGCTCAGAGCAAACCGCCATCTTGATGATGGCCGGCCACTCCCCGCAGTGGGGCGGTATCGATCAGGTGGCTCGATCAGGTGGCGCAGAAGTCACTGCTGGCACCTTCTGGTACTGGGCGAAGGAACACGGCTACCGGGCGCCACGGCGGATCATGCCTGGGCCGCCAGAGCTGCGCAGCTTGCCTACCGCATCCGTCAGGCAAGTCGAGCCTGAGCCAGTCGTGGAGCCGGATGTCGAGGACGACACTCCTGCGGTTTCCCTACCATTTCGCCCCCTTGGCTTCGACCACGGCATCTACTACTACCTGCCCGCAGCTGCCTGTCAGGTCGTCGCCCTCACCGCTGCCCAGCACAACAAGAGCCACTTTCTGACACTTGCTCCCCTCGAATGGTGGGCAAACGGCTTCGGTAATGAGCGCGGTCGCATCGACTGGGATTCAGCCGTCAACGCCATCCTCGGCTCCTGCATCTCGCAGGGCGTCTACGACCCATCCCGGGTGCGTGGCCGCGGCGCCTGGGCTGATGCCTCCCGCGTCATCCTGCATCTCGGCAATCGCCTCGTGATCAACGGGCGCTCGCACCCGATCACCAAGCTGCCTCGCGACTTCGACAGCTACTACTTCTACGAAAACGCCAAGGCGATTGACGGCCCCGGCGGCGAGATCCTCTCCGACGACCTTTGCGCCCGGGTGCGCCTGATCGCTGAGCGCTTCCGCTGGGAGACGCCCGCCTCCGCCAACTTGCTGCTCGGCTGGATCGTGCTGGCGCCGGTCTGCGGCTCCCTCGACTGGCGGCCGCATATCTGGGTCACCGGTGGTGCCGGCACGGGCAAGACCACCATCCTCAAATCCTTTATGAAGCCGCTCCTCGGAGGCATGTTCGAGGGCGCGACTGGCGGCACCACCGAGGCCGGCTTGCGCGGTCAGCTGCGCTCCGACGCCATCCCCGTCGTGTTCGACGAGCTGGAGCAGAACGAGCACAAGGACAAGCAAACCGTTCAAAACATCCTCGCCCTTGCCCGCATCGCATCGTCCGAGGGCGGAAAAATTTACAAGGGCACAACATCTGGCGGGTCCAACTCCTTTGAAATCCGCTCAATGTTCTGCTGCTCGTCGATCAATGTTGCCCTGATTCAACGCGCTGACCTCGATCGTTTTTGCGTCCTAAGCCTGCGCAAGGATCACATGGACAAGGACGACTGGAACGAATTTGAGCAGGAAATCTTGAGCGCCTGCACTGAAGAAAACGGCCGGCGTCTTGTCGCCCGCACGCTCCAGCAGATCCCGACGATTCGCAAGAACGCCAAGACCCTTGCAGCTGCTTTGTCTCGGCGCTTCGGGCAGCGTTTCGGTGATCAGTACGGCACGCTGCTGGCTGGCGCCTGGACGCTAGAGCCCGGCGGGGGTGGCGAGCTGTCGCTTCAGCAGGCCATCGAGTGGATCAACATGATGGACTGGGAAAGCCGGGAGGTTGATGCCGCTGACGCCGATGAGGTCAAGTGCATCAACCACATCCTGCAGACCCTGATCCAGGTGGATGGTGGCAAGCGCATGTCGGTGCTGGAGCTTGTCCAGATGGCTCAGCGCGGCGTGATCTTCGCCATCCCCGGCCGTGACCACCCCTCAGACGAGATCGAGACGATCCTCGGCCGCTACGGCCTCAAAGTGACCGGTGGGCTGCTGGCGGTCGCCAACAACAGCACCAACCTGCAGGGCTTGCTCAAGGACACCCCATGGGCCGGCAATGCCTATCGGCAGGCTCTGAGGCGGCTCACCGGTGCCACGACCAGTAACAACACGATGCGATTCAAGGGCAGCGGCGTTGCACGTGCAACGTTGGTCCCACTTGAGACGCTTGAGACTCTGTAACGGTTTGGGGCTTCCTGAAACGGTGGGTGTTACAGCGAGATCCCTTGCGGCGCAACGGATGTAACGTTTGAAACGCTTGTAACGCTTTTTCCCGGGAAAGCCCCATAGAGATATATGGCCCCAGAGACCCCCTTACCCCCTACTACTACTATCTCTATTTATAGAAATAGTTGTTACAACGTTACAACCCAGTCCCTGCAAGGGGTTTGGCTGTAACGGTGACCGTTACAAGACCGTTACAGCGTTACAAGACCATGCCGACCACTCCCGACCACCACCGCCTCGCCCTATCCCCCACCAGATGGCCCTCCCTGCCCCGTGGAGCGGCCGTGAAGGTCTACATGGGCTCTCGGTGGGCCTCAGGCACCTGGCAGGGCTTCCAGGGCGATCGTGGGGCTATCTGGCTGGGCAGGGAGCAGCGACTGGTGCTTTGCGGGGATGCGCGCAATGTCAGAACGGCCTAGAGTGCTCCTGAGATGGATCACCGACCCCTGCGGCATGGCGGGGGTTTTCTGTAGGAGGCGCCAGTGGCTGGCCGCACGATCACCTTCGATGCCGATGACCTGATCTCGAACCTGACATCGCTCGAGCGGGTCCAGATGCCGTTTGTGGCTTCTTGGGCGCTGAACCAGCTGGCGCCAAAGATCCGCAAGCTGCACCAGAGCGAGATGGCGCGGGACTTCAACAACCCGGTGCCGTTCACGGTCAACAGCCCGCGGTGGGGCGCCAGCGGTTACCAGCCTTGGGTCCGGTCGACGAAGCAGAACCTTGAGATGGGGTTCTGGATTTCGGAGGACGGCGCAAAGGGTCAGGACCCAGCGCGTTACCTGTTCCCGCAGGTGCAAGAGTCTGGCCGCGGCCGCAAGCCGATCTACGTCACCCGGTTCAGCAAGGCGCTGCGGCGCAAAGGTGTGCTGGAAGGTGTCGAATATGCGTTGCCGATTCGCGAGAGCAGCGCCGCTCGGCGGAACAGCTACGGCAACATTTCGCCGGGGCAATACACGCAGGTTTTGTATTCAATCGGTGCGATGACAGATTTCACCGACCGTCGCTACGGGCAAGCAAAGAAGGCGCCGTCAAGAGAGTATTTTGTCGTGCCCAGCTCTGCACCCGTCAGCGGCCGCCGGAGCACGCTGACGCCTGGTATTTATCGGCGCAAGAGTAACAATATCGCGATGTTGTTCAAGTTCCTGCCTGAGGCGCCAGATGTGACGCCGAAGTATGACTTCTATGGCAACACGATTGAGTGGGCAGAGGATTACTTCCCTGAGCTGGTGGAGAAGAAACTGCGCGAGGTGATGGGAGGCTGAGCGGCCTACTGTTTCGGTTTGTAACGATGCGAGGATTTTGGGGTGGGCGGCGGCCTACTGTTTCATCGGACAAGCGCCACTTATCACCTGAACCATGGCCACCACCTACATCACTCGAGCAGCTCGGGTGCGGATCATCGACAGCATGCTTGATGCCATGCTCGAGGTCGGCGACATCACCGACAAGCAGATCGCCGAGACCGAGGCGTGGCTCGCCGGCCTGAGCAACAGCGAGCTCCGGCGTGAGTGCGACGATCGTTGCCCCGAAGAGTGGAGCCGTTTGGTATGCGACTAAAAGCACTCACCGAAGACCAGCGCATCAACATCGTGGCGGCCCTGGTGAAGCGCAGGCACATCGTTGAAGACCAGATGCTGCAGGCTCGTGACGACCTGATGGAGGCGAGCGACGAAGACCTGCACGAGGTCTGCGAGGAGCTCGCACCGGAGGCGTGGCCGACTTGAGGGGACCCGCGGCATGCCGGCTTTTAGGGACTCGCAGGGGGTCGGCTTTTAAAGGGGGTATTTAGAAATGTTTTTACACACACAAATCGAACCTTTTCAAAGCTCGTTTGCCGCCGTAGTCATATAAGGCTGCGGCGCATTACTATAGTGTAGTGCTGCAAAAAAAAACAGATAGACCCGTACATATGTACTACAGTAGTACAAATGTACTATAGTGCTGATGTACTAGAGTACATGCGTACTATTGGTACTGATGTACCAATGCGGCCATGCCGCTGCCGTTATGGGTTGCCATAACGGTATTGTTGTGGGCAGTTAGCTACTCAAACTGTTGCTACCAAAGCTACAAAAAAACAGCGCGGCCGGTTTGAGATGCGCAGCGCGGCTACGGTGCGGGACCGTTAGCGCAACCCTGCGCAGCGTTTGCTACTGCTACTGTTCGCCGCTGTTTGTGATGCAAACTGCGCGGTGCGGCTGGCGGCCGGTGTGCGGTGCGCCCCATGCAGGGCGACCTGTGCGCACGGTGCCTGGGGTGCATGTGCCGGCAGCAACCGGGCCGCCCGGATATCTGGCACAGCCGCCCAGGAGATGGGTTGCCTAGTGGCGGGGGCGCTACCTATAAAGGGCGGGTATCACTCTTTATCTGTTACCTGCCATGGCCAAGACCCGCACGATCGTTGCCATCGATCCCGCAACGGGCGCCCGCGTCACCCGTCGCACCGCGCGCACCTATTACGCGGCCATCGTTTGCACCCTGAGCAGCGGAGCCCCATACGCATATGCGTGGGCGGGCCGCGCTGATCTCGCCGCCGCTCAGCTGGCTAAATATCAGCGCTGCTGCCCTGATGGTGGCGCCCGGCTTGCCCTCGTGACTGAGGATCCCTGGGCTGAGGCCCCGGCCGCCGCCGCTGTGGCGGCTGAGCCTGAGGCTGCCCCGGTCGCGGTTGCTGAGCCTGAGGCCGCACCGGTTAACGGCTGCCGCCTGGCTGGCGATGCTCGCCACCTGTTTGCCCTGTTCGCCCGCCGCTACAGCCTGACGACTCCCCAGTGCTTTGCCTTGCAATCCGAGGCCCTGGGCTGGGCGCGGCGTGTGGCCCTGTGGTGCAACGGTCAGCCCCTGGCCGGCCCGTTCGGTGCGCTCACCCCTGGCCTGGCCCGCAGGGGTGTGATCACGCTGCAGGGCGCCCGCCGTTCCTGGGCGCCTGATGCCTTGGCTGAGCTTTGGGCGGTTGCTCAGGCTCAGGCCGCGGCCGAGGGGTTGCGCCCCCTGGCTGCCGTTGCTGAGGCTTGCCCCTCGTCTGCTCTGCCGGTTGAGGCTGAGCTGAGCCCCGCTGTGGTTGCTGAGCCTGAGGCTGTGGCTCAGCTGGGGTTCGCCACCCTCAACCCTGAAACCGAAAGCTGGGCGGAGGATCTGCCGGCAGACTGCTACCCGCCCGCCCGCTCCCGGCCCGCGCTGCCGGTTGAGGCCCGCCCAGCCGCCACACCTGAACCCCTCGCCCAGGTGGAGATTGACCCTTACAAGCGGGGCCACTGGCAGCGAACAGCGATCGGTCCCGACCCTGTGGCGGTTGCTGAGCGCAGGGCAGCCAGGTGGGCTGAGCGCAACCCTGAGCACTCCTACCGGGTGGTGGCGGTGCCTGCCCGCCCGGTGCTGCAGGGTGAGACTGAGCCCCCGGCCTCGGTTGCGCAGGATGGCCCGGCCCCTGAGCTGCCCCGCCTGCGCGCTGATGCCGCAGCCGGCCGGCCTGTCAGCCTCACCGCCCTTGCCCGCGCCTTGGCTGCCGACCTGGCCACACCAGCGCCCACCCCTGACGGCCTGCGCGCAAGGGCAGCGGTGCGGGGTGCCGAGGCTGAGCGGGTGGCCGGTGCTGAGCCATCCCGCGCCCAGGCTGCCGCTGATCAGGCCAGCACTCTGACCGCATGGGCTGACAGCCTGAGCCCCTCGCCCACGGGCGACGCCTGGGCGGGGCAACCGTGGGACCCTGGCACCCCTGACGCCCGCGCGCGGGTAGCGCTGCAGGGTGAGCGTGTGGCGACCCTGTGGCCGATTGCGCAGGCTGCCAGGGGCGCTGGGTTTGATCTGCCACCCGTGTGGTGGGCGGATGGCCCGATCCTGGCCGGTGAGCGAACCTATGGGGAGGCCCTGGCTGCTCTGCCCCTGGGCGCAATTGCGGCAGCCGCTGCCGCCCTGGCTGCCCTGCCGCCCGTCACGACTGCGCAGGATCGCGCGCTCAGGCTGTGCCGGGGCGACCTGGCCGCAGTGTGACAATCCAGAATCCGCCCACTAGCTAAGAGATCCTGCGCCCACCCGGCCCGATATTTGGTGGGCGCCCGGCGGTGGGCGCGCTTTACCTGCTACCCGTTACCTGTTGCCTGCCATGCCTACCCGCCTTCTCAACCGTTCCGCTGCCGCCGCGCTTGCCGCCGGCCTGGCCTTCGGTTCCTGTGCCCTGACCGTGGTGTTCTGTGCTGGCGTTAACCGCGCGCTCGCCCTACAGGCTTGCCGTGACGAGGCCGCGCTAGCCCGTATCCCGGCTGATCACTGCACCCTGCGCTGATCGCCATTCCCGTCCTATCGCACCCTTGAAATGACCCGCAACACCCCAAACCAGCTGCACGCCGCCGCTGAGCGTGCCAGCCGCGCGCTGTTCGGCGCTGATCGCCCGGGTGAACTGTTTTGCCAGCGCTCAGCTACTGGCTGGCACGTTTTCCGTCAGTTCGGCGCCGGCGCTCAGTCTTTGGGCGAATGCCTGACGCCGGGCGAATGCCGCGCCATGTTGCGCGGTCTTGAGATCGGCGCCGACCTGGCGCGGCCGTGACCCGGCCCGATCCGGCGCCATTGCGTCGCGTAGCCGGCGGCTGGGTTGCCGCATCCGATCCGGCCATGGCTGCCATGCTGGCGGCCGTGCTGGCACGGTATGCGGCCGCGGCCGGCCGCCATGCCCCATCAGGCGACCGCTGGACAATCAGCGATCGCCACTAGCTCACCTATTGCACTTAGTCCTATGTCTTTACCTCTTTGCCGCGTCGCCACCAACGCAGGCGACGCTATGGCGCCGGCCCATTGGGTTGGCCAGCATGTTGCCGTCACTCCGCCGTGTGATCAGGCACGGCGCTTCCCTGTTGTTCGCGGCCAATGGGTGATCACCCATAAAGGCTGCGGTCTGCAGGCTGCCACGTTGCTTTGCAGCAAGCGGCAAGCCGTGGCCATCGCCCGGGAGTGGGATCAGCGGATTGGGCTGATCGATCCCGCGGACGCCCGTTCCTGGCCATGGTGCGAGCAATGGGGCGCCTTAGTGGCGTCGATCAATCGCCCGTGGCAGGCCGCCGCAGAACCCGCCGCCGATTCCGCCGATACGGCCGGCGAACTAGCGGCCCGGGCCGGCCTGCCGATTGATCAGGCCGGCGGCGTTCTCCGGATCTGGTGGCGCGGCAAATTCTGGCCGGCGCCATCCGATGTGGAGCTCGATCTCTGGACCCTGGATTCTGTGGCTGAAACGCCGGACGGCCGAACTGTTGAGCCGGACGCGCCAGATTCTTGGCTGCGGATTCTCCGCCTGATCTGATCCCATCTCACACCATCGCACTCTTACCAATGCCCGCACTGATTCGCTCCAATGCCCGCGTCGCCCTGCCGTCTGACGTGGCTGCTCACCTATGCCGGTTCGGCCTGACGCTGGCGGACGTGTTGACCGATAACAATCCGAAGCTTGGCAAGGGTGCCACGATCGCCCGGGCCGTGATTCATCACGGCTTGCCGGGCCGTGCCTTGGCTGCCGCGATCAATCCCGCTAATCAGGCGACCGTGGCGCCACGTGGCCACCTAGCGGCCTTGGCAGCCTTGGCTGAGCGAGAAGGCATGGCAGCCACGGCCCGCGCCTTTAATGCTTGCCCCTGGGCCACGGATGGCTGTTCTTCCGCGTGCCTTGCCTGGGCTGGCCACGGCGGATTGTCGCCAGCCGTGGCAGCCGCACGCGGTCGACGGACGCTAGCCATGATCGCGGACCCCGCTCTGTACGGTCGAGCGATCCTATGGGCCATCGCCCGCCAATGGGTGCGCGCGCAAGCCGACGGCCTGCCGCTGGCTGTTCGCTTGCGCGGCACTGATGACCAGCCTTGGCACGTCCGCCGCCTGACGGTCAGTCTCCCGGAAGCCATCGCGATCCGGCGCCGGTTCGGTCTGCTGATCAGTAATGGCGAGGGGCAGACTCTGGCCGAACTGCTGGCGCCCGCCACGGCTGACGTGTCAGTGCAGTTGTACGAATACAGCAAAGCACCGGTCGACGGCCCGCTAGGGCTAATCGCTCAGCGCGATGCCGGATGGGACGTAACCGCCAGCCTGGCAGGCGACCGATCTACGGCCGCGGCAGACGCCATCGCTGCTGTTCGCGCAGGCTTCCGGCTGGCCGTTCCGGTCGATCTGCCCAAAGGCGCACCGATCCCGGGCCGTGTGCTGATCAGCCATGGCGGGCAGACGCTGCCCCTACCCACGGTTGATGGCGACACCACCGATCACCGATGGCAGGATCCCTCGGCCGTGGCCGTGATTCTGCGCGGCAAGCGGTCCCGCGGTGCTAATCCGAATCTGGCGGGCTTCATCCTGCCGAATGCTCCGCTGATCCGATTGGCCGATGGCATTGTGCAATTGCTGCCGACATAATCGGCGGCAGATAAAGAGAATCGGCGGCCAATCGGCCGCCTTTTTTATTGCTCGCACGATCAAATCATGGCGGGCTTTCATGTGTTCTAG